TGCACCAAGGATGAGGCAAACAGAATAGCCGACGATAACCTCCAATCCGATGGTATCTCTTACGCTAATGGCTTGGCGCAGGCCGATAGATGCGATTGCGTGGAGCCAACAAAGACGTGGAGCGCCAACGCTATGCTGAGCGGTGATCCTTGTAATGGTCTGTCTGGTTCTACATCTGCATTAAGGTGCTCCTATGAAGTGTCTTACAATAATCAATGTGGATCATCTAAATCAATAACCGTAACTGTTACTGGTAGGAATGATCATGGACAAACCGTTACGGCTGGAAGTACTACCGTAAGTATACCTACTGGGTCTGGTAAAAAAACCGGTGTCATAGGTTTTGATTCAGGAGTACAATGTGGGTCTATAAGGGTTTCTGGAGGAGGATCTGGGAACTGTTAAGATTCTGATGTATAACAAAAAAAGGAGAGGCTAATAAGTCTCTCCTTTTTATTAAAAACCATAACAGCAGTGATTGTCAACAATTACCTGAATCATGACCAGAGATTGTTACATCTCCACATACCACTTCTCGGCTAAAATATACACTTCCACTCTTGGTTCCGGATCCTGCGGGAATTGTAAAGCTAGCGCTATTGACCTGCTCTTCTCCGTTTTGTGTATATCCTATACCACTCACAGAACCAGATATAGATCTACCACATTGATTATTATACGTAATCGTAAATCCTCTTGATGTGACAAGTTGTTCATGGCTCATGCAATCATTATTCATAGATACCGACCATGACCACGTCTTTGTTGGCTCCACGCAATCGCATCTATCGGCCTGCGCCAAGCCATTAGCGTAAGAGATACCGTCTGAATCGATGTGAGTTTAGCTTATTCAATGCGCATTGTTTATCTATTAATTAAAATCATTAATATTGTATCGTTAATATTAATACATTAAGTTATGGCTTGCAATAAGAAAAAGAAAATGGCTAATGGAGGCAAGGTCTCCGAGAAAAAGAAACCTCAACTGAAATGTGGAGGCAAGGTTAAGAAAAAGAAGTAATAACCGGAGGGGTATATCCCCTCCTCAGTATTTAGCATATGAAAAATTCAGAATTTGTATCTAGAATCATAAATGATATGAACTCCATCAATAAGGACGCTCATGTCAGTAGGAGATGGATATTATCCATAGGAAGACAAAAGGCAAGATCATATATAGCCCAGAAGTATGCTGATGGAACCTTGTTCGGCGAGGAATCGCTGTATACTCATATTAATTGCATGGAAATGGAGAGGGTTCGTAAGGTAGATTGTTGCTTTGATGAGTTTAAGTTATGCAGGATACTTATGAGATCCAAGAAAAGATTGCCCGATATGATATATACCCGTATAGGTCCGGCTATCATCAAAGTATCAAACATCATGGATGATATTATATTTACCTCCATATCGTTAAGAAAATACGCTAACAACAAGGAACGTAAATACGGGAATATAGATCAATACTATTATTATGTCAATGATGGATATATCTATATACCAGATATTAACATAGAGGCTATAAATGTTGATCTTATAACTCTCGACAGAAAAGCGGCGTTAGAGCTAGGGGGATGTGGAGCTGAAAAAGATAAGCTATGTACATCTCAATGGGATTATGATTTCATATGCCCAGACAAACTTCTTGAATATGTGGTTTCCGAAACATTAAGGGAAACTGTAACCAAATTGCAGATCCCTACGGATGAGAACCCGGATATGGATATTAATAAGAAAACACAAAAAATTCAATAACATGAATCTAATAAGATCAATAATCAATTTCTTTGGTTTCAATGACGCCATAGTTGACGGTATAGGCGAAAGAGGGATGAGAGACAGCTCTATCATAAGATATAATGAGGTGCACGATATGTATGATAAGATTATAAAAGATCTGGGAGATATGTCGGCTTACGTATCCAAGGGTTATATCTATGATAAGATAAAGGAAAGAACGGGATTAAGTACCAGACATATTAGTAGGATATTAAATCATACTAAGAGAAAAGATCTTAGGTTTATATAAAAAGGAGAGGATAATCAACCTCTCCTTTTTGTTTTTAACAGCCTCCACCTTGACTTGGATTAGATACATACATGCTTGTAGCATTGCTAACACAATCACTTCCGCCTGATATCGTTCCCGATCCGGATGGTATGGTGACTGTTTTAGTGGTAGAGAAATATTCTACATCTCCAGATGGTTCAGATCTAGTATAATACACATCAAATGATGCTGTTTTAGATTTACCACATGGATTATCATAGCTTACGGATATACTTAAGCATTGTCCATTAAAACTTCCGCTAGCGTAAGCGCTCCATGTTTCGAGGCAATCGCATCTATCGGCCTGCGCCAAGCCATTAGCGTAAGAGATACCATCGGATTGGAGGTTATCGTCGGCTATTCTGTTTGCCTCATCCTTGGTGCAGGCGGTGTATTTTTGTGTATAAATTTCTTGTATTAGGATGAAATCGTTATATTTGTGATATGAAAACAAAGTCATTTAAAATACTTGATCAATACTTTCTTCGATTCTATAGATCTATTATGTCTAAGAACGGGAAAAGGAGGAAGCATACGATCGTGGATAAGAATGATATCCTTGAGTGCCAGTCGTTGATCTGGAAAGTCATACGTGATAGGTATCTGGAGGATGAGGGAGGGGTTTATATAAACAACATCGGTTATCTATGTCATAAGATTAATCCTAACCGCAAGATATATCTGAATAAACTTACCGGTACTATTAATAGGCGTGGGACGGGTGGATATTCTTACGTCCATACGTGTATGGATTTTATGCCTAGGAATAAGTATTTTCATCTATATATCTCTCCGGCCTTGAATAAGGAATGTAGGTTGGCTATGGAATCAGGTAGGAGATATAAGTTCTTGTATCGGGAGGTTGAGTCGGAGAGTAAGGTATTTGGAGTTAAATGGGTTTACAAGCTGTAGAAGTTTTTTTGTGATCCAGTTAGCCCGTGAGGGTAGACTGGATTTTTTTTGTATCACGGATTCAAATACATATCTTTGTGCAAAAGACTTGAATATGACTATAAAAGGGTTGTTGGCCGAGATCAAGGCCGATTTACATAAATACGATGATAGCGGGGCTATAGATACCTCGTCTGTTTATAGATGGGCTGAGATCGCCTTGAAAAGGTTCGGGGGTGTTATAGCGGTCATGTCCGAGGCGGTTGTCAAGACCAGCAACAAACAGGCGGTATTGCCTTCTGATTTTTTCGACATGCTTGATGCCTATAGGTGTGAGCCTCTTGTCTGTGAGATTCCGGGCGGCGACAAGGCCAAGGCTGACCTCCAACACGAGATCGGCTGGGTCGAGCGCACCGAGCGCGGTTTCCGTTGGAACTCCTGCACCGAGTGCTGTAAGGAGGAGTTTGAGAAGACGATCACGGAGAGGATATATATCGGGTCTCACGAGGTTCGATTTCATTACCATCATCCCGTAAGGCTGTCTATAGGTCGAGGACTGAGGCGTGATTGCGCCGCCGACAAGTATCGGGATAAGTACGATTGGGATAATTATGATATAACTATATCCGGCAATACTATGTATACAGGGTTTGATGGATTTATTTATATCATATATCGTGCTACACCCAAGGATGATGACGGTCTCCCATATATACCTGAAACGGCGTTAGGATACCTTGAGGATTATGTCGAGACGTATATCAAGATGAAGATCTTCGAGAATGCCGCCGTGAATGGCTTGATACAAGGCGCTGGTGACGCTTATAAATTATATGCTCAGCAGGAGCCGGGTAAGTTCGCTAGGGCTATGAAGGAGCTTAAGATGTCGATGATCACGTTAAATGATTATCGGGAGTTGGCTGAGGATAATAGGAGAAGGATGTTGTCTTATGAGCGGATGTGGCCTAATGCTTTTGATAAGTATATCAAATTTATTTAGTTGCGGGGGAGGGAATCGAACCCTCGATCTTTAGGTTATGAGCCTAATGAGATACCTCTTCTCCACCCCGCGATTATGACGCGAATATACGTTTTTTTAAAAAGAAAAAAAGATAATATGGCAAAGAAAAATGATTGGATACATTTAGATAAGACAAGTGGTACTGGCCCTGCTGAGGTTAAGGTTACAGCTGATATTAATGAGACCGGCGAGATACGTCAGGTAACGTACAAGGTTATAAAAGAGGGAACCAAGGAGGAGAAGACGTTCGTGTGCAGGCAGGAGTCCGTCCCGGTGGTGATCATCCCGGAGTTCGATTACCTTGTTCTTAGGTATATCTGGGCTGACGAGGACGGCATTGACTTTGACACGGCTACCGGTTTCGATAACACCGGCCTCCCGGATGTTGACGGCAAGCTGGTTGGTTGGAGTAAACAGTACCAGACCACGCAGGAACGGGTAGGTGATTATCTTATCCATGGCGGTGATAACATGGAATCAGGTAATGAGGCTGCCTTAATCCAGATGGGGCCGTTGTTGGATGGTGATAATTACGATAAATTACCTCTTGAGATCAGGTGCAGTATATACGGTAACTGGTATGGTGGTCGTGAGAAAGGTAATGTCACTATCAGGTTCACGGCATATAAGGGCGGTTCTATGGAGAAACGTGGATATGATTTTGTCAATATCGGAGGCGAGGAGGTTTATACCGGTGACGCTCCCACTAACGTATCCGCTCATGGTGAGGATAATTGGCAAAATATAAAGACCTTGTATTCTAAGGTAGGCACGATGATCTACAACAAGGAGTCTCGTGACTGTATTGTAAGAATAGGTGAATAGATTTTTCTTCATAATATAAACACATCGGCTCTCTTGTTCGTGAGGATAGGAGAGTTTTTTTATTTTTTTTAATCCTTCACTTATGACATATTTGATCTTTTATTGCGTGGGAATAATCTAGCTTTGCCGAAAACTAGGATCATGATAACTTTAAATGATGTAAATAACGAACTCCATGTCCGGTTATATATACTGGAGGTGCTTAAGGATTATATAAGAGATGATGATTTCGATGGCCTTGTAGATAAGGCGTTGGATTTTGTCATGGAAGGCGTTTCTATGCCTAAGGCTCCGACCAAGGATACCACCATGAGTGACATATCAAAGAGCGTTTTGGCCTTGGTAGCGGGTGCTGGATTAGATGAGAGGTTAAGCAAAAGCTCTTTAGAGTTAGCTTACGATAGGTGTAAGATGAGGTACGTATTCGATCCTCGAAATCGGGATATACACGGTGTGATCGTAGGTTATTCCAATGACTTTAATAGTCTGGTAGCTGTGTGTGATGAGGGATCGAAGAAAGGAGTGGACAAAGGATCTACTGATTTTGTGGATGTCAATGAGAGATACGTGACTAACGGTTTCTTTTACATATCTGTAGAGGATGCCGATAAGCAATCGAACTACATGGGTGGAAATTCGTAATTATTATGTTTTTGTGCTTTACCACGAGACGTTTTAAGTGTTTAGTCTTCCTCCTGACTTGTGAAAGTTAGGAGGATTTTTTTATATTCGCGTGATTTGAATGTTTTAGCATAATACGTACAGTTTTTGTTAAGATCCGGCGTGTAAGTGATTATCCGCCGGATTTGTTATCTTTGCGAAAAACATAACATCGTGCAGAACAATTCTAACATAGCGGTTCCCGACTCCGGGATGAACAGGGATAAGCATCCACAGGATCTATCCCCGTCTGAATATAGTTTCGCCTTGAACGCTACCATAGAGGGTGACGATGGAAGCCAGCTTAAGATCCAGAACGAGCCTAGTACCCTTTTATGTAAGCGATTTGATGGCTATAAGGTTATTGGGTATAAGAATGATATAGCTGGTGATAACACTTATTTCTTTCTATCTAATCCGGATGATAATACGTCTAAGATCACGTTCATGCGGTCATTGGATTATATCAAGACCGTGGAGGATCAGCTAGCTGGATCGGGAAAGGACATCCATCGTATCCTTGGCGAGAGGCTTGAGGAGTCGGATGGTCGTTTTGATGAGATATGTGATTTGATGGAGGTCCTGATAGAGGACGGGGTTGATGATCCTTGTCTTAACTTCTCCATCCATCACCCGATATTCGACATAGAGATCAAGGACGAGAAATGCGGGAAGGTGATATACTGGACCGATGGATATAATCCCCAGCGATATGTTATGGTCGATAAGGCTCTTAATCCGGATGATGATGGTGATTTTTGGTATCATTACCATGGGTATAAGACATGTGGGGATGACAAGCCAATAGAGAGGTGTAGGCTGGCCTGCGAGAAGCTGCTGGTGTTCCCGTTGCTGACGGCCCCGTGCGTGGAGCCTGAGGTCGTGGAGTTCGGGGGGAGCTTGCGTGCCGGGACCTACCAGTTCTGCGTGGCGTTGTGCGATGAGTTCGGGATAGAGAAGACCGGATATTGCTCATTGACCAACCCAATCATGTTATTCGACCGTCAAGATATGGTTATCCGTGATGGTTTATGGGGTAAGTCAACCAATATGGGTATCCGCCTTACTGTATCCAATATAGACAAGCAGGTATCTCATTATAAGATAGGTGTTATACAGAACACGGTTGGGTTTAATGGTGAGCAAAGCCCGGTTCTTGAGTATTTCATAGAAGGTATACATCCGATAACGGAAAGGACTATCTATTATCTTACGGATCAGTATAGCGAGCGTACGACCATGGAGAAGTTATCCAAGGAAATACCGGTATATAAGACAGCCAGAGGCATGACGTCTGTCGGGAATCGTCTTCTTCAATACGGCTTGACCGTGGAGAACGAATGGAATCTTCAACCGGTCGTTAACTTCTTGGGTCATTTCGTTAAATGGCAGACATCTATAGCCACGGAGAATTTGTATAAAGACGGTGTGGCTTGCTCTAAATACGCCTCTTTCATGCGTGACGAGGTATATCCGTTGGGTATAAGGTTCTTTACCAATACAGGATACAGGACAGCTAGATTCCCGCTTATCCCTCGTCCGGCCACAAGGGAGGAGATGGGGGTTATCGTTGATGAGGACGGTAACTCTGACGACCTGTCGGCTGCGTCGGTGCTGGAGAACAACCCGCAGTGCGCCGGGAACAGCCGCCGTCATCTTTGGCAGTTTAAGAATACGGCAAAGATCATAAACGACCCGTCTTGGGGATTTGATGATTTTGGAGGAGAATGCAAGAATCAGCTAGATGTCAAGCAACTCAGATATGTAGAGCAGGAATATGCCACGGTAGGAGAGACCCAATTCGTTATCAATACGATGGGGGAAGATGTTACGGTAGATGATGCTATTGATTATATCGCTGATAATATAGAGAACCTGTGTGATATCATAGAATCTAATGTAGGTATTACTGACGAGTTATGCGCTGCTATATCATTGCCGGAGGATCAAGACGGTATAAAGGCTCCCGATTTCCCTAGTGGATGTGATGATATCGAGAGGATAGAGACCAGGACTATATTGGATAAAAACTCTTTGGTGGATTCTAGGATTGATTTTACGTATAAGCTGGCTAGTGATTACGTGGAGACCGAACCTACGACATTAATACAAAGTAACGCCGAGTCTCAAAGGAAGTTTTCTGTATTGTGTGATTTTGATAATTACTCTAGTGGAGGCAAGAATATCATAGATCTGGTTCAAGAATGGCTGGATGGTCAGGATGAGGACAAATTCCCGTCTGATATAGACTCCTCCGCCTTGGTCTTGTGTCAGGATATGTCTAATGTCCGGCAGTTATATGATGAGGGTATATGTACTAATGGGTGCTCGGTAGGTGATCCTCATGTGAATCCTACTATTAACGATGTTCAACTTCCTACATTCCAAGGGGGTAGGTCATTGGGTAAGTGCACATATTTGTATCAATATCCCGGATGGGAAGGAAAGAAGCATACGGAGACGATGCTTGATCAGTTAATGGATACGATGGAGGCTTATTTCCCCCAATATGAGAGTCAGTTTGGTATCGAGAACGCCATGTGTCTTTTTGGCGATGGTGATAATTCTAAGTTCAATACCGGTATAACTACTGACTGGGAAGGTCGTGTGTCTGTGCAGAATGATATTGACGCCAAGACCAATTGGTTCGGTAGAAGCAACTTGACTTATTTCAAGTTCTATCCACATGTATCCTCATACGCCAGATGGGTGGAGTTGGATTACGAGAAATACATAAGTGGTTTATCCGATCCTGATAACGGTATTATGTATATAGAGATGATGGGTAACTATAATTATCCGATCGGCGACTCATCATCATACAATAAGGTTCGTATAACGTTTTTCTCGGACAAGGAAGGTACCGTGGCTCCTAATCCTTTGGCTAATGATGCCAAGAAAGGTGTTATAGTGAATTACGTGGATCATAAGATATTTATGATGCCAAAGTACTTGTTCTGGAATGATGACAAGACTACTTTCCATAAGATATATGTTTGCATCGAGCCTGCGGTATGCGTGTTCTTCACCGGTTTCGCCATGAGGCAGGACATGAAGGAGCTTGCCGGATTCTATACGGCCGGCACCGCCATCTTCCCCGCCCCGTTCTGTTTTGGCATTCGGCCGCTGGAGGTGAAATACGTGTTCTTCTTCACGAAAGAATTGAAATTAAGGAGATTTGTTACCTATGAGGCGAAATGTGTCTCATGTGGAGATAAACCCGCTGACTGCGCTCCCAGACCATATCAGTATGGTGATTTCGGATATTGGGAGTCTACCAATAAGTACCCGGCTAATTTTGAGTTGTATGATTCAAGTAAGATCGGGATATCATCGGGAGGATTAAAGAGGAAGGACATAATAGATTCTTTGACGAAATACTATGGGTCTCCTAAATCAGTTGGGGGTAAGTCTTATTTCACCGGTAATGGGGGTAACGCTGAGTACCCCAATACGTCAACCACGTTTTGTCAGAGACCTATACGTCATTACAAGTTTCCGGATAACTCTGTCGCTCCTTTCATGGGTAATCCGTCTCAGCTGACCGGTCAATATGGAGTTGACTCCTATATTTATCCTATGGGGGTGATGCTTGATGACGATATCGTTAATGAGTTTCTGGATATAGCGGTAGAGAACGGTCTTATAGATAAGGCTAGAAGAGATTCTATAATAGGATATGAGTTGTATAGGGGCGATAGGACGTTGGATAAGAGCGTTATCGGGACCGGTCTGGCTTATGATATGTTTAAGTACGATGATCCCGACGGATCGGCTAACCTTTATCCTAATTACCCTTACAACGATTTGTCTGATGATATGTATATCTATAAGGATATTAATCGTGAGAAATTTATAACGCATCCGTTTAACAGGAAGGGTAATATCTGGTATTCATTCTTAAGTCCTGATATTGCCTTTAACAAGCCTGACGCTCCCACCGAGTGCCTTGTTGATGGTTATCAATTAGGTAAATCCTCCGGTATATTCAGGGAGGTGGAGGATCACCCTAAATGGACGATATTAGGGAGTAAGGCTTACAGTATGGCAACATCATTGGCTACGGTTGAGGCTATGGCTAATTTAATATCCGCTATAGCTGAGTATACATATCAGTCGGCTTCACAGCAATATGTCGGTGGAGGTGTGTTCTTTTTAGCCAACCCTGTCGGCATAGCGCTGACGGCTATCCGTCTGGCTACAGGTATCGCCAAGGCCACAGCCCAGTCCGTGGTGGATATAGGCAAGTATAGGTATCAGTGGTTAACGGCATTGATAGATAGGGGACCTAGACGGAACTATGCTTATTACTATACTTCTGTCGCTCATTATAATTTATTTTACCAAAAAATAGGGGAGTCAGAGTTACGTGGATTGTCAACGGCTAAATATATCAAGAGCGGGTTATATCCGGTAACAGATATCTCTTCGCAAGGGGAGACCGTAGGCGGTAAGCCTATTATCATAAACAACCTCGATCGTGAGCATTCATTGTTCATGTCATTTGGTATGGATAAGTATATGCTTGAATATCCGGAGTTGGTTTCAAGTTACGATACCAGCCGTATTCAGGATGAGTGTAATATTCGTAACGATGAGGTGGCTGGTATGACGCCTCATTTTATGACACGTGAATCTTTCGTATCCTGCCCCTATATGAGGATAAAGAAATATTCTCCGGCTCAATACGGGCAGATAGAGGATATCAGGTGGGTATCGTTAGGTGGTTGCGGGTTGATGGATAAGGATAAGCGTAAACCTGTTTTTGGAGGTGATGTATTTATATCAAGATTCTCGCTTAAGAGGAAGATGCCTATGTTTTATTTGACTCAGTTTGGTCAGGGAGACATGATACCATTCCCTTATTACGATTATCGGAACATCGGGTATCCCCGTTATTTCGTTAATTACGATACCGGGGAGGATTATCTTAATAAGACCGATACGGATACCGGATCGCTATACTCTTTCCCTAGCCGGAAGAGCGCTTATGAGATGGTTTGCAAGACCGGAGATATGTATCTTAGCGGTCGTTTCTTCCTATACTTCTATGGCATACCTCAGTTTCTTGTGGAGTCTGAGATCAATTGCAATTTCCGTATAGCCGGACCTGAGCCTTACGAGGGGTTCTATCCGGAGGTGGGGGATTATATATCATGGACTCAGGAGCGTAATGTCCCTATATCAAGGGATAATGTGTTTAAGATAAGTCCTGTGTATAAGAATCGATTTACGTTAGGTGGCAGGTCATTACCAGAGACGTATGATAGCAATTTTTGGGACTGCGCTTACCAAAGACCCAACGGCGTCATATGGAGCACCGCCGACGTGTCGGAGAACGGCATGACCGATCCTTGGCTGTCGTACAAGCCTATGGATTACCATGAGTTCAAGACCTCGTTCGGAAAGCTTATAAGCATGAAGGGAATAGAGTCGGATCAAATACTAGCTCGCTTCGAGAATCAGGTAGGACTATATAACGCTATAGACGTGCTGGCAGAAAGAATATCCCCGGAGAATAGCGAGCTAGGGACAGGTGGGCTTTTCGCCTCTCGTGGCATTGAGTATAATAATACGACGTTAGGATATTCCGGGACCCAGAGTCGGGATATGATCAGTTGCGAGTTTGGGCATTTTTGGGTCGATTTAAGGCGTGGTCAGGTGTTTAAGGTAGATTCTAATGGTAGGAATCTTACGGAGGTCACACCGGGGCTTAGAAACTGGTTTAAGGAGCATCTTCAGATGAAGATCATCCGTAGCCGGATATATAACGCTGATACGGACGCTGAGTTGTCTTATTATGATATCGATAACAAGTTCTTTGGTATAGGGCTATCCATGGGCTGGGATAATCGGTTCAAGAGGGTTCTAATAACCAAGAAAGATTATATGCCGGTAGGGAATCCGAGCGAGTACCAATTCCGTGGCGGCCGGTTCTACAGGAACGGACAGGCGGTGGAGTTGCAGGACGCCAGCCATTTCACGGACGTCTCGTTCACCGTTGGATATAACTGCCTGAAGGGTGAGTGGAAATCATATTTATCCTACACCCCTGATTATTATATCGAGCACCAGCATTATTTCCAGTCCGGAAAGAACTACTCAAGTGAAAGTCAGGAGATAGGTTTATGGTCTCATGGTTTGACCAACCAATCGTATCAAGTATTTTATGGTAAGCTATATCCGTTTGTTATAGAGGTTCCGGTACGTGAGCAGTACGTGAATAAGATCCTCACCAACTACCAATATCGGATGGATGCCAGAAGATATCAGGATGAGGTTAATTACCAAATCCTTAGGACTACTGGATTTAATAAGGCATGGTTTTATAATGATACCAACAACAGCGGTGAGCTTCGGATGGTTATCGCCGACAAGAACGATATGAGCCAGCGGTTAAGGTATCCTATAACCAATGATGATAGCCGTGAGATACTGGTGACGGAGGTTGATCAGAAGATAAATATAAATGACTATTTTAACGAGGTCAAAGACGATACGAACAATCTTCCGATATGGGTTAAGGATGTGAATGACATTGGCCGGGAGATCGACCCCAGGGCTGTCGATTATCATCGGAGGTGGCGTGATCGTCTTCGTGGCGATTGGTTCTTGGCTAGGTTCGTGAATGACATTGAGAGTCGGTTCAAGATGATAGTACGTTGGTTTAGCAACGATGAGAAAGTTTATTGAGGTGATTATATACCTTTAAATATTTGATGTTATGGCAGCAGGGAAAACTAGCAGTAAAAAGAAGGGCGAATGCCCGAAATCAGGATGTATCAAGAAAGTAGGGAGTGATTGGCGAGTGGTCAGTAACAAGACAGGTAAGTTGTGGCCAGCTAAGTACAAGTCCAGGGAGAAAGCTAAAGGGGCTTTGGCTGCTTATCACATGCATTAGCGTATAAACGGGTACATGATTTATTATGTGCCCGTTTCGTGTTTTTAGGCTTATGAGATTATAGTTATCTTTGTGAAAAATGTAGTATATGTCTAAGAAGAATAAACCGGAGGAAATCCCATCGTGGATAAAGGATTTATATAAGAAGGATCTTGACCGGGTTGTCAATGGTGAGCGTCCTATGTATTTCAGGGGTATGGATGATAGTCCTTTGAGAAACGTATCCCCGGAGTTTGACATCCTTAGCGGAGGAGCCGCAGTTAAAGGTATGAATGGGATAAGAGGTACGTTGTCCCCGTTGAATAACGGTATGGGTAATTATAATTTCAGTATCAGGGGTATAAATAAGAAGATCGGTGAGTTGGTTGATGAGGCGGGGCTATATTTACCTGAGAAATTAAGACCTGTATATCGGACTGTGGTGGATGCTATGTCGAGTTCCAAGGATAAGGGGTTGGGTCATATCACGCAGCCGTTGGCCAACGCCCTGTACCCAGCGGACGAGCGGCGGAACCGGCGTCTGGAAGGGGAACATCCCGTTGGTTATGTGGATGCCATAGACGGCATATGGCCTAGGGAGAAATATGGGTTATGGGGAGAGAAGATTGAACGGAAAGCTGATGGAGGAGAGATGTATACCGTATCTAAAGGCGATACCCTTTGGAGTATAGCCAAAAGATTGGGATTATCTTTAGACGATATTGTATCGTGGAATAGGGATATCCCTGATATCAACAAGATACAGATAGGTGATAAGATAAAGGTTTCAGACCCATCGCTGTCAATAGAGAAAGAGGATCATGATTTGATGGATATAATATCCAGGGAGGCTGAGATCAATAAGATGAGCGATGAGGATATAATCAAGAGCGTCGATCATAAATCTAATTATGCTATTGTAGATAAGAAGAATAAAAAACTAACGGTTTATTCACCGAGCGGGGATATTCTTTATAGCACTAATAATATAGGTGTAGGTGCTTCTGGCGATGATTATAATACCTATACCAAGACGACGAAGGATAAAAAACTTATCGCCGGAGCTGGAAATATGTCTACTCCGGCCGGCATAACAAGAGTGTCAGGTATAGGCGAGTATCATGGCCAGAAATCGTTCCAGAGAGCCAGGTTTGATCCTAAGACAGGCAAGTGGGATCATGATATATCGTCATCTATGCATCATGAGGCTTCTGCTGGAAGAGGATCTAATGGGTGTATCAGGCTTCTTGGGAATACGGGGAATGAGCTGTATAATTTTATAAAGAAGGGTGATTTTATTTATACACTTCCGGAGAAAGAGGGAAGTAGGTTTGTCGTTCGTGAGGGGTCGCTTAATTATATAGCGGATAACCCTTATGGCGAGGATTCCGGTGAGAAGAGACTTTGGGATGATTATAATGTTCATATAAACAAGGATTTTAGGCCATTGAATATAAGCGTAAAAAATAGTGATATATCTCCTGATATCTTGCCTAAATGGATTTATAACGCTTATGACTCAAAGAATGGCGTCAATTCTAGCAACGCTTTCCTTGGTGTTATATCAGCCATTGATAATATAGCCAAAATGGATAAGCTGGGCAATATAAAGGAATATAGCGACGCTATATCATATAACAAGGAACGTATCATGAGTGAGTTCGATATCGATAGCTACACTTATGATAGGATGGCTATGCTTGCCATGGGTATCGCCGAGCAGGAGACTAAGTTTGGTGTATCCGCAAGATATATAGGGAAACAAGCTATCGGTGATCAAGGCGTTGATATAGCCAAGAGATTCAGGTCGTTGTTAAATGGTAACGGATGGAATGACAGGTCTTATAACTCGAAGGGTATAACACAGATAAAGATAGAAGGTGATAATGATGAGACAAAGAAGATATATAATAAGTTTGGTATAGATAAGGAGAATATCCTAAAGCCATATAATTCAGGTATAGCTACCATGTTGCGTTTGGCGTCTATATACAAGAATGAGGTTGTCGGTCGTGGCTTTAAGGATAATAAAGGTAATGATATAGACAAATTCGACGCCTTGCTTTATAAATGGATGGGTAAGGGAAGGTTATTGAATAACGGCAAGGCTTCTCCTGATGATAATGATTATATCAATAATGTAAAGAAATATATTGGCAATTTTGATTTCAAGGTTAAATATAAGGATGGTGGGCCTATTGGTGATGATCCGTTGTATGTAAGACAGGATGTATCTGATAAGGCTTCGTATTTAAAAGATATCTTAGGTAATGCCATAAGAAGAAGATTATACGAGAATGTCACCCCCGATGTGGTGGCTTCAAATGCTAGCCTTCCTGACAAGGTCAATGAGTTTATATATGGCAGAAACGGGAAGGCTAACGTTGATGAATATAGCGATCAACTATGGGCGAGATTTTTATCTCAACCTAATAATCTAGATGGCAATAATAAGGAGATACGGATTCCTGATAATGTCATTACTGATATTGAGAAGATGTTCAATCGTGACACTAAGGATGAGATAAAGAGGTTAGATAAGAAAATACATGATACGGAGCAAGAAATATATGGCTCTGATAAGCCGGCTACAGATGATGCTTATGGTAGGCTGAAGCTTTTGAAAAAGTCTAGAGAATGGGTAGATGTTTTTGAGAAGAATCGTAATTCGGTAAGATCTGGTAAGCCTACGGTTTTTTCTGAGTACGATTTTTATCCCGAAGCTGCTGGTGAGCTTACCCCGTTATCAGGGTTTGGCAATTTTACAATTTATAGGCGTCCGGATGGGAGGTTAGGTGTTTACGACGTGTATGATTTTTATAGCGATGATCAAGAGTTTCCTGTCAATATAGCTACCAAGACGCTGGATGCTATAGGTAATAAGTTTGATGAGAGAGGTTCGTTTAAGGATTATAGTCCTCTCCCGGAAAGCGGGAAGGAGGCTCTTGTCCGTAACGCTATTATGTCTAAGAATAAGTTAGAGAATAAGGAAGATGGAGGGCCGGTTGATACAGGGCGAGATTACGGGTCTGGTAAATATGTTATTGATCCAAACAGATCAGAGGATAATAAGATGGCTGTGTATGATGAGATATGGGATTATCTGACTGATAAGAAGGGAATACCACAAACACAAGCCATCGGTATCCTGTCGAACATCGCCGCCGAGTCCGGAGGGGACACCGAAGCCCTAGGAGCCGCCGGTGATTTTGGCATCCAACAATGGCTTGGACCGAGGAAGAAGGAGCTACAGCGCAGGTATGGTAAGAAACCGACATTGACCCAACAACTGGATTATCTTGTGGATGAGTATCAAGGTCGTGTACCGGGGCTAGGTTGGAACTACATGAACCAAGGCAAGTTCTTTGATAAGGACGCTCAAGGCAATATATATAATTACTATATGTATTCGAAAGCTGATTTTGATAACGCCACGAATTATAAGGACGCTACCGTAGCATGGAATCAAGGATACGGAAGACCCCTTGGATCGACATTAAGAAACGAGAAGCGGTTTGAGTTCGCCGATATGTTCTCCAACAGATACGGTGTCCCGGAGAACGAGCCAATGAGATACGAGTTCGGGCAGCGGGATTCTGGTACGGGAGACGGAGGTCATCAGCCCGTGCCTGAGACGGTAGCCCCCGCCGGCCCTTCTTTGGCTTCCCATCCTGCCGTGGATAGCTGGTGGGAGAAGGAAGGTCAAGACCTGTTATATAAGATGCTAGCTCAATCAGGCGCCAACAAGAAAGCTATAGAGGATATCGCTAACAACATCAAGAACGATCCCCAATCAGAGGCACAGGTAGCGGAAGCTGAGCGTATGCGTAGAGAACAGGCAAAAAGGCAGCTGGTGCTTAATATGATACCGGGGTTAAGTCTTAACATAAAAGGTATGAGTAGAACTCGAAATTAATACTACATTTGTGAAATTATTAAATGTTTTAGATATGAAAAGATTGTTATTTTTATTTGCTATGTTATTGACGCCGTTCGTTTTGATGGCGCAAGAGGTAATCCCATCAGAAGGGGCTATCACTATTGATTTAACTACCTTCACCGGCATCATGGCTTTCGTCACGATGTCAGCTACGCAGTTAGCCAAGGTTGTGCCGTATATTGACACCCATAAGTGGGCTAAAGTCCTATCCGCCGTAGTCATAGGTATGCTGGTTTGTATATTAGCGTGGTTTCTAAAGGTGTCTCCATTGCTTATAGGGAGTGAATGGTGGGAGGCTCTATTATATGGAGTGGCTGTAGGTCTCAGTTCTGCCGGTTTCTATGATTTGGTTAAGGCTATAGGATCATTATTCATAAAAAGAATTTAATTCTGTACATAATAATAGCATTTGCTGAGAGACTCATCGTTGTGAAATGATGAGTCTCTGTTTTTTTAAATTATCTTTGTGTCAGAACGAAATTAATTAGACATGAGCAAATACGTAATCAAGAGGAAGATACCTAAATATCAAGAGGCCGGGGAAGTCGGGTCGTATATGCTTGGTAATATGGACGGTATACAAGGGTTAGGTATAGAACCTTTGGTGAATACCAACCAAGGATTACCCGCGCCGGTCAATCCGCTAGGGATATATTCTTTGGATACTCCAGATCAGTTGAGGACTAAATATGCTAATGCTTTTGATCAGGATAATGTGTTTCCGGCTAGCTTCAAGGGTAGTTTGCAACGTATAGCTGAGAATTATCAGGACAATGGTATTACGCTTAATAACATAACTGTTAACGATGTTGATAAGTCTAAGACCGGTTCAGGCGAGACGGATGTTTTTGATTTTACCACCATCCCCTACTATGGCGCTGATGATATAGGGTCTAGATTCACTCAGATGGGTCGTGGTATAGGGCGTATGAGAAGCGAGGGATATGGTGATTTATCCACTGGGGCTAAAACAGCTAATACGATAACCACCATAGCCTCAGGAATTAGTGGTATCATGGGGTTGGCTCGTAATGTGGTTTCTGGGATAGCGTCAGAGAAAGGTACTCGTACCAATATCAGGTTAGCTCAGGAGCGTGAGGCCAGACAAAGAAGGCAATCCCAGATGCAGTACAAGGATGGTGGGGGTGTTTATCTAGGACCTAATAATAGGTTCGATAGCGGAAGCCTTACCGGTGAGTACCTGTATCCGTTACCTAAGTCGATGGAAGATCAAGCCAACGTAGAGGTCGAGAAGGGTGAGTACGTGACGCAGCCCGGAGAGGCGCCGATGGAGGCTATGGGGCAGAAGCACGCCGATGGTGGAACCCCCGTTTCCTTGGAGCAGGGGACGAAGGTTATTACCGACGACACAACCATAGAGCCGGATTTCGCCAAATACATCAGGGATACGTATGGGATCAAAGCCACGCCTAAGGATACGTATGCTACGTTAATGGACAGGTATAAGGCTAAGATCGGTCTTAAATCGGCTTACGATGACCAGAAGAAGGCATTGGAGAAGCTGGAGAAAAATAATAAGATAGATGATGAGAATACAAGGCGTTTGAACGCCTCCGTATTATCCAAGGCTATAAATGATAGCAACGATATCGTTAATGGATTAGAGGGAAGATTTACGGACTTCGCTAACGTCATATACAAGGAGCAGGAAGACCGGAAGATGAAGAAGGATGAGGATACGTATTTCGCTAAGGGTGGTGAGATAGATAACATCATATCCAGATCTATGAAAGAATACGGTCTTACGGAGGAGGATATAGCTGAGGCTAAGAAAGAGCTGCTTAAGAAAGTGGCTGGTATTCGCCAGAAGATGGAGATAGGAGGCACGTCTTTGTTCGGTCGTAAATTAACTTTCCGCCCGATCGAGAATAGGTTCAACAATGATCCTAACTATTTCGGTTATCAACGCCAAGGAACTGATGGCTCTTATGGAGGTATTAATACGGATGAGAGGTTGAATTATTATAAGACATTCAATCCGGTCGCTTACGATGCTTATATGGGAGCTTCAGAGGGCGCTAGGGCTAGGGCGTTGCAAGACGCTATCTACGGTCAGACAAGTAGCTGGATGGGCTTGGCTACGGCTGAGAACCCGATCATCGCCAACGCCGAGGCGCTTCGGGATTACACGACGCTCGTTTCCTTTGGCGGTGAGGATAGTCAAGGTAATTACCCGGAAGACAAGAAAGCCGCATATCATGATAGGATGAGAGACAATAAATTAGGTTTGTTTACCACATCTCGCCCTATGATCGGTCTAGACGTTGTTACAGAGGAACAGCATAAGGCTCTTAACGATGCTGGTATCACCCATTTTAGCCAACTATTCTCTGACAAGAACAAGGATGTCGTTAATAAGATACTTGGCGAGGATATGCTTAAGATGCAGGCATTGAGATCCATGAAAGGAATGGAAGGTCTTGATTTTATACTTGATCCTCATAAGGTGGCTCCCGGTCCTATGGATATAGGTGATGTGGAGGAACCTGATGTTAAACTGGATATGCCTGAGCTGATTGATCCCAATACGCTCCCTAAGACCAATACAAATGCCGGTAAGTCGAACAGCGGCAATGGAGGCAGGAATATAGTGGGTGGCGGTCTTGACTTCCCCGAGGTATTTAGGATGACCCCGGGAGCCGTGACAACGGAAGGTCTGGAAAGGCATTACGCTCCTGCCGTGGATCCGGTGTTGAGATCGGCTGATCAGTATATGGTTGAGACCAATCGTGCTTTCCAATCACAATTGGATCAGATGGGTAATGTCCCGGATTCCCAGAGAGGGGCTTTATCATCCAACTTACAGGCTATCATGAGTTCCAATATAGGTAGATACATTAATGAAGTAGAACAAGGGAACGTGGCTCAAAGGACTTGGGCTGATAATATAAACGCTCGCACTTGGGCTGACACGTATGATAAGAATATAGCCCAACGCCAAGCTTATCAACAACGGATATTGCAGGGATTGGCTATAAATGACGAGAACTGGGCTAGGTATTTCGATAGCGTAAATGATGAGATCCAGCAGAAGTGGAATACGGCTACGACCATGAATACATTAAGGTCTATATTCGGGGATGTCAAGATCGGCCCTAATGGGCAGTTGATCGCTGATCCTCAAGGAGATATATTGAGTTATAGGAGATTATATCCCGCTCAGGAAGTAACTAAAAGCAAGAAAGGATAAAGGATGGCTTCACAATACAGTATATTAAGGAATTACGGTAAGTACGTATCACCCTACAACATGGATGTCATGATGCAGGGTATGGGATACATGCAACAGAAGATAGATACGAATCGGCAAGCTATTAATGAGTACGCTGATTATATTATTAATTCTGATATAGCTAAACCTCAGGATAGGGAATATCTTCAGAATAGATTAAATGGATTGATACAGGATGTGAATAACGTGTATCGTAAATCCAATCTAGCTTCTGATGGTATAGCTAGAAGTATACAAGCCCGTCTTGGAGAGGCTTTAGATACCCGTGTATTGAACGCCATCGCTGGAACGCGTGAGTTTAGGGAACTATCTACTAAATTAGAGGATATGAAGCTGAATAATCCTAAGATGTATAGTCCCATAAATGAATCAATGGCTCTTATGCCTTATTATAAATGGTTGAATGATGGTCAGGTAGGAACTAGATTAGAACCTCTTCATTACACTCCATATACGGATTATAACGCTGAGATAGATGGTAAGGTGAAGGATTTTTTGACCAAGCATAAGGGCCAGAAAATACAGATCCCGGTTCTCAATGATAAGGGCGAGAGAACGGGAGAGATTATTGAAAAGACAATTGATGAGATGGGGTATTCTGAGATAAGGAATATTATAGCATCCAGTATGTCCCAAAACGCTAAGGCTCAAATACAATTGGAAGGTCAATACATGGTTCTCACCAATCCTCATATGTTCAATCAACAATCTACCTCTGCTTTTATTCAACAATATGTGAATGATTTTGATGCTAAGGAAAAAGCTATAAAGGCGGAATTAGGGGGTGTTGGTAATGATGCTAATCGTAAATTAATGCTTGAGACTAGTTTGGCTGATTTACGTAATCAGAAACAGACTTTCATAGATGAGGCTAATTCGTTTATAGGACCTAATTATGATGCAGAAAGAGCGGGGGCCTTTATGGTTCAACAGGAGTTTCTTAGGGGGGCAGCTATGAGATGGTCTTATAATAATTCATCTGTCATCCGCAAGGCTGATGATTATTACTATAAAGAAGATGAGAGATTAGCTCGCAATGCCAAGTTCGTGTGGGATCAAAAAATGGATAAGGAAAGGCTTAAGATAGAACAATCAAAGGCTGATGCTGCATGGGCTAGGGCTATAGGTGGAGGAGGAAGTGGAATGAAAGGGTCAGTATCTACTGGTGTTCCAGGGACATCGTATACTGTCCCTATTGCGCAAGAAAAGGTAAAACCATCAACAAGGTTGATGGATAATATCGCTTCTAACAGGGAGAGTATAAAAGTTAAATTTGATGTTTTGGCAAATGCTATAGGTGACAATGTGATGTCTAATATAAATGCTTATATAGATAATAACCCCGATGATTTTAAGGGTATGTCACATCAAGATGCCGTCATGAAATTCATTATGAATAATAATGGAGCTAAGTATGATGGTTTGAAGACTGATAAGGCGAAGAAGGCTTATGAGGATCTTGCAGAGGCGTATGACCAAAGAAATTCATATTATTCCATTTATGACGGAGCTATGGATGCCAAGAAAAAAGTGTCTCAGAATCTTGATAACGCCATTATGGAGGAAATATCAAATAACCCTGGCATGGATATTTATCTAGATAATGGAGAGAATGTCAATGTAGGTGATATGTCTAGATTATCATCTGTTCGTATGGGTGGTAAATCCGTCAATCCTTTTACTGCCGCTAAAGTCTCTTCTTTGATGTCAAGATTGGTCGATACTGTCTCAGATGTTATAGGACCGTCTTACGATCCTTCTGGTCAAGGCAGATTGATAGAAGGAAGGAGTGTTATAGACGTGGGTAAGGCTGAATTGATATTAGATGAGATAAATGAATCTTTGGGTACAGATTTTACCGTGGATGAATTAGACGCTGCATTGAAGGATAATATTACTGATAATAAGACATGGGATAGACTGTTAGTTAGGTTTGATGGAGATAAAGATAAGGCTAATCTGGCTTATATCACGTTAAGAAATATAAATAGAGAAATGGGTTCTCCATTTGCTCATAAATGGTCTAATTCAGGTCCTATCAACAGGGTTCTTGATGATATGGATGATGCTTATAATAGGTATATAGAATCTAGGTATGATGAGTTCGGAAGAAAGGGATGGACTTTTAATGAGAGGGCAAAATCCAATTCGGAGGAATTTAGATTATATAATAGTATATATAGTTTAGCTAATAAATCCGGATTGAAATTAGATGAAAAAGAAGGATCTCATACATTGTCCGTTGAACAGGATGATGATAATAATTGGTGGATAATAGCTGATGCAGGAGAGGATAAGGCTCAACGGGTTCAAGTATCAGAACAGGATTTGGCAGGGATAGGATTTACTACCTATACTAAGTCAAGAAATATCCCGTCAGTCTCATACAAGTCGAGGGTGTCTGGGGCAGGGTTTTCTTCTGCCTCCGATAAGGCTTATGGGAGATCGGTAGCCGATTTAGGTCTTGGTTCTTACGCTACGGCTGATAACGCTAAAGATGATATACGCTCATTTGTTTTGCCTTTGTTCCCGGATGATTATCATAATGATATGTCTATGATAATATCTGCGGTTATAGATGGATCTAGCAATTATGAGGTCAAGGCTGAGGGATATGATCGAGGGTATGGACGGCATGGTGTGGAGATTAAGATATATAAGAAAGGTTATGGAGGTGATCCTTCTAACAACCCTTTATATACTATAGATAAAGAAGGTGTTGATTACGCTGATAATATAGCTAAGGTTATGAATATAGCTCCTCAGGCTTATTTGGTGGAGGCTCTTAAAGAGGCTATGACTAAAGAGGCTAATTCTGTGAATAGTTCTTTTGGAAGGAAGGATATTAATGAGGATCTGTATAATATTATGTTACCGGTAATGGATATTATAAATAAAAAGAGGAATGGAAACGAGCAATAATAATTTACCCGATGGTAGGGATATAGCTCAAAAGCATGGGTATCCGGTTATGGATCCAATGGAGATAAGGGCAGTTGGTGTATATCCGAGTTCATTAGGTGACGATATAAACAATCCACCTTTACCTAACCTTGATCCAAATTCTTTGGTCGATGATTCTAAAAAGGCTATACCAGCTTTATCAGAAAGAATAAAAAGACGTGTTAAATCGTCTTATTATGATGATTTAAGGGCTAAAACTCCTGAGGATAGTATTATTAGTAATGGTATCCCATCTGGTAGGTTTGATGTGTCCGGTCCTCGTATAGGTCTTGATGAATCAAGATTTAGATTAAGTGATGGAACTTGGATACCTAAATACGAGTCATTTCAGGCTGGCGTTGATAATGATTCCAGATTAGCTAGAAATCAAGGTACAGGAGAGAAGATATTTAGGGGATTGGGTAAATTTGTTTATAAGACGGCTTTGTATGGTATAGGAGGTATTATTCAGCCTTTTTATGGTATTTACGAGGGAGTCACTAAAGGTAAATTTGAATCCGTTTTCAATAACGATTTTACTCGTTGGTTAGATGATATGGATAAGCGAGGAGATTATAGGCTCGCTCATTATTATGATAAAGAAGAGAGAGATATGGGATTTCTTCGTAGTCTTGGAACTGCTAATTTCTGGACTAACGATTTCCTTTCGGGTCTGGCTTTTACCGCTGGTGCCATGTTATCATCCGCCGTATATTCCGGGGCCGGCCTGATGAGCCTTGCTCGTACCGGAGCTAGGGCTGGGGTGGCTTTAGCTAGGATAGGCAAGGCCGCTTCGGACACCAAGAAAGCATTCGGCGCTTACCTTAGGGCCGCCCGTATAGGGCAGAGGGTAGGCAAGGGGCTGGATACCGCCCTATTTCTTGGTACGTCTACCTCATGGGAAGCTTCAGTGGAAGCCAGAAGTATGTTGATGGAGGCCGAGGAGAACTTCAGGCAATCTTATCGTAACGCTTATGGGAGGGAAGTCCCGTATGAGGAGCTTATGAGGTTCAGGGCTGACAATGCCAATGCCGCTAACGCCGTATTCGCCGCCAACGTCGGCATATTGTCATTATCCAATATAGCTATGTTCGGCGATATGTTCGGCATGGATCTTGGCGTGGATAAGTTCATAAAACGCAATATATTTGGCGTAGGAGCCGAGAGAATGGACAACGGTGCACTAAGGGCTATAACACCAAAGAAATGGCAGAAAATAGCTGGTAATACGTTTAATATCATCAAGCGACCGGTATCTGAGGGTTTGTTCGAGGAGGGTCTTCAAGGTGTGTCCAGCAAGTCCGCGGAGGATTGGGTGGAATCAAGATATAATCCTATGGCCATCCGTCAGAATATAGGTTATATGGAAGCTATAAAGAACGGATTCAAGGAGACATACGGATCTAGCCAAGGCTGGAAGGAGATCGGCATCGGTATGATTATCGGATCGGTTATGGGTGGAAAGACCTTTGGAGGTATAAGGGAATGGAGTCAAGACATGTCCAGGAACAAGGGGATGGTGGATGCCTACAACGCCAATGCCGGCGCCTTGACCACCGCCGCTGTCCGTGCTATTCGTGGCAGTATGGCTCTTAACGCTCAATTATCCGGCATAGACACATCGTACGAGAGTGATGGTAGGATTATAAACAAGGATTTTAGTGACGCCGTATTCAATCGTCTTCGTTATGATTCGGAGATGGGGATGCTGGATGATACGAAGGAGAATTTCAGGACGGTAGTCGAATCTATACCTAATAGCGATATAGCGTCCGATATGAATATGACGGATGAGCAGGTCAATGAGTATAAGTCTAATCTTATCAGTGAGTTTAATAAGAAGGTGGATAATTTTACCATGGCCAATAGGTTCGCCGACTCCCTTACCGATGGTATATCCAATAGGTCGTTTAACGCCTATATCTCCAATATGGCTTATAATGGCCTTGAGGCGAAGGATAATTTGAACGATATAGCCAATCAGTTAAGAAGGATATACAATACGGATATAGGTCCCGCTCTTGATATATATTCTCGTCTTAATCCTGATTCGAGCAGGGATCTTGAAGAATTAAGGAAGCTTACGGATGATATACAGAGGATGGAGAAGAATATCTTGAGGCTTCAACAAAGTGTCGCGTCGAAGGACGCTCTTGAATCTGATAAGGCTAAGTTGGTCAAGGAGAATGATAGGCTTCTTAAATTAACAGAGGATAGGATCGCATTGGAGAGGAAATTAACTACGTTAATTAACTCAGAGGCTGATATATCTAAGTTGTTCTTAAATAGAAATGATTCAAGGATCAGTGCCGCTGATCTTATGGCGGCTTATGATACTATAGCTGATTTTGAGAACGTCGTATCTATCCGTGGGGTTGATAATTATAAGGAGGCTATGGCATTGCTTAGTGAGTATCGTTATAATCTTGTGGCTTATAAGAATATAAACGAGTCTCTTCGTCGTATGCGTGACAGAAGATTCATCCGGGCGCAGGAGCGCGGGTTCATGAAGATATTATCGAACGTATGGGGTAAGACTTATGAGGAGGATGATAGCAAGTATGATTTCAGGAATACTGATAATCCTGATGCCAATGATCTTTACGCCAACGACCAAGCTATAGACAAGGCTTACCAAGATGGTCTTATAGGGGAGGATGAGGCATTTATGTTCAAGACATATAATCATATGATAGCCAGATCTATGGAGAACGAGATTAAGACCGATGAAGGTAGTATAGTCGAGAGGGTTCCTGATGATGAGGATATCATAAATCCTTCTGACGATAGAATCAATAATATAGCTATAAAGATATGGAACGGTAATGAGGATGTCTTATCTCCTAGGGAGAGACAGATATATGATAATAACAAGCCTCGTGTCGATAGTTTAGTTAACGGGTTTGGGGATAATCCTATTTCAAGGATCAATAAGGCTAGATCGATAATAGATAGATTGAAGATCCATGATAATATTTATGATAATATCAAGGACGCTGTTGATGATATTGTAGATATGAATATCAATGGTCTTGATCAGGATCAGATCAAAGAAGCTATAAAGACTTATAATGATCTTATGAATGAGGCTGACAATGGCAATGAGATTGATCAGGATAAGCTTAATGAGGCTATTGATATTATCAATAATTATTCCGATGGGCCTCTTCTTCAATTCGTGGAATGGATGAGGTTGTATGATAACGGAAGTATAGCTGTCAAGGATTACGATAAATCCATACCTATGGGTGATGTCCTCACAGAGAGCGAACCCGGGACATCCACCGGCAGGACGGAAGTTAACGCCGCCCAGAATCCGGTGGTGTTGATGGCTCAGAAGAGAGAGATCGGTGGGGTTATGTATTATGAAGTTGGCGGAATGAGACTTGACAGGTTTATGGACAGTCTTGGGCTTAAAAGATCTGATGCCACTGATACTGATAATGGAAGGGTGATGGATTTCACCAACGGAACCGACATATTTACTGTTATAGAGTCAGATAACCACTCAAGATGGATGATTAGCGAGGATGACGCTCAGGCTTTCGAGAACGCTACCGGTGTCATATTGGGGCGGCAAACCGCCTTGTCGACCTCCATCTGGTTCATGGTGTATCGCAAGGGGCAGGATGGATCTATTGTCCCTTATTATACGGGTGATACGTTTGGATCTAACAACGAGTCGGTGAATCAGGAAGCCGTAGCTAATCTCCGTAAGGATAATATCGTAAGGTTTAAGATGGATATGTCAGATCCATATACCAAGGAATTGTATGATAAATACAATAGCCTTAACGCCGTTGACCCTAATTCTGATGAGACTAAGTCGGCTTACCGAGAGCTGGTTGATAATATGGTTATTAAGATCGTGGATAGCGACGGCAATTTCGTCTCGGTACTGAAAGCCAATGACCCGGATTCAAAAGGAAGTAACGCTGATTTAAGGAGTAGGGCCTTTGAGTTATATAGGGATAATATAGGATCTGTTACTGGCGAGATTGATATACCGTTCGTAGGTACAGTTACCAGTGTTTTGCCGGGAAGACCTAATTTTAGCGTAAGTGATGATAATGGTACGTTGATGGTATCCGAGAATGATTTTACCAACGAGACGGTTGGTAAAGTCGAGAGCGTAGGATATATAGAGAATGGGGAGGTTACGATGAGGGATGATATTAAGTATAATATATTCCCGTTCTGTACGGCTATCGTCAGGGACAAGTATGGTGACTATAAAGATTCACGTATCCCGGTCGTAGCTATAAAGACAGGAAATGGAAGAAATTACCTGTACCCCGTAAGATTGAAAAATCAGGATATATCGTCATTCTCATCCATGATCGGATCGATGGCTGATAGGATTACGGAGGGTCTAGGCGGAGGCGTAAGTATTGATGATATAATGGATCTTAATAACGCTATAGCCAGATCAGGGTTGGATAATAAGACATATATGATTCCGCTGGCGGGAGACGTGGATGTTATCAAGAACCGGCTTAAAGCTGTCAAGGAAGCGGCTAGCAGGATGCCTATGACCGCTGACGTAAGAGGATGGATAGGTGATTCCAGAACTAAGGAGGATATTTTGATGAATGACGTTACGATCAACATCGATCTTAACAACGATCCTTTCATAGCTCCTAAGTTTAGGATGAGTATCAAGGAGAACAAGGTATCCAAGGAGGAGACGGAAGTCTCGTTCCCTAACCTGCCGGATCTGCCATCGGAGTTCGCCTCGCCTACGAAGGCGGCCGAGGACAAGTCTTTGGTTTCCGACGGTAACGTAGTATCCGGAGAAAATGAGGCGGAAAATCCTTGCTAAATAAAATATCTTGACTTATCTTTGCGGCGTCAGTCCATCACCTGACGAGTAAGATATTTAAAAGTTGGTCCCTGTCGGGTGTGTGATGGCCCCGGTGGGGACTCTTTATATTATGCAATTAGATGCCTTTTTACATCGGAAGATCATGCAAGACCTACGCATCCAGCGAGTAAAGGTCTTGATGATGCTATACACCAGTAACTATTTTGTCAAGGTCAGACAAAAGCAGTTGCTTGATCATACATACTCATTAAGCAGGGATCAGGCTTTTGATTATATGACTGAGTTCAATAAAAGACTTAGTGATAAGGTGGGTATAAAATGTACGATGGATATTCTTCTACCTACCGATGATGATAATGCTAACATCATAATCGAGCACAATGGTATTATCAAGAAGTTGATGAAGGAGGCCGAGAAACTGGAACTTGATACTGATGCTATCAAAGCCATGATGCGTGATCTTCTTAATGAGTTGAAGGATGATATTGATCTTAATATCCTGATATTTGACGTAAGCCAGTTGCTTATAAAATACAATTTATTTAGGTTGGAGACTATAACCGAGCAGGAGTTCAAGAACTCTTTTGTCAGAATGGATAGTAGGAATATGGAGATAAAGAAACTAACTTTATCTGATATTAAGGAGGTGGTAACAATGATAGAGGATAGATATAGCTATGCTCTATATATGACAGAGGAATGTGACTGATTACATTTTTTGTAAAAATATCTCCTGTTTGTTTGCTGTTTTAAAATAAGTGTCTATATTTGCGGTGTCTATCCGTTGCTAGACCAGAAGAAGATATTAATATCGCTTAGGCGTAGGCGATAAATGAGAGTCACCGGTGGAGTAACGGACGCTGGTGGCTCTCGTTGTTTTTTTGTATTATGTGTAATATTGTTTTGAGTGATGATTTATCTATCAGATCGTATTTTGAAAAGGTTTTAAATCTAAGTAAACTTGGTGATAAATTTCCTGTTAATTTAGATGATGTATGGCCATTGGTTTATTCGGCTAAGGAAAAAGCTGTTAGAGCTTTAGTAAGTAGCGATCAGTTTATGCAAGGTATTGATTATGAGATTTTAGCCACAAATGGCGAAAATATAACAGTAGGAAGACCTGTAAATGTTTATATGATTTCTATATCTTGTATGGAGTATTTTATAGCTAGAAAGGTTAGATCTGTGTTTAATGTTTACAGGGATGTTTTTCATAAGGTGATAAATAAAATACCATCTAGCTATTCGGAGGCTTTACGGATGTATGCTGATGAAGTGGAAGCTAGAGAGAAGGCTGAAAAAGAAGCTAGGCTTGCGTTAGAAGCTAAACGAATATCCGATAACATCATTAAAGAACAAGCTCCTATGGTTGAGTTTGCTAAGACGGCCGAAATAGCTCAAGAGACAGATATGTTGATTAGGGAGGTTCGGGAAAAGTTAGAGGCTCATGGTTATGATATAGCGGAGAAGAATCTCCGGATATTGCTTGAGGATAATAAGTTTTTCGCCAAGACCGGTAAAAGATGGTTGTTATCCCAAAGGATGATAGATCGTGGTTACGCTCGTTATAGATATCGTAATGACGATGAGTTTTATGGAACCAACACTGTTTATGTGACTCCTAAGGGATTCCAGTGGATCGTGTCTAAGATATCTAGGGAATGGATGTCTAGGTTCTTGGAATTGAAAGGTAGGGTTCTCAGTAGATCAGATAAAGATATTTTTCGCTAAACGATAAACTCCATTTTTATAATTTAGGATTGAGTTTTTGCCTGTCCGTGAGGATCGGCAGAATGATTTGTACTTTTCAAAGTAAACATAAGGTTTGTTATTATGTTGTTATTTAGTATCCCGTCCGCTCGTGAGAGTAGGCGGGATTTTCTATCTTTGTGTCAAAACGATTTAGTAATGGGTAGATCTTGTTATGTTATAAAAAATAAGGAGGGTAGGGTAGATAATGTCCTTGCCCCGAACGACCAACCATCCGGATTATACCAAAGGGCGATGGAGGTGCTGGGCGACCAGAAACAGGCCTTGTCGGTCTGGGGTACGGCCTACTCCCCCGACTTCGTGTCTTTCTTTGGCGATTGGATGTCCATGTCATCAGAATATGATCTGGATAGTAATGGGGAACCTAGGTATGATGATGTTATGTCATTTATCAAGCGAAAGAACTATTTCGCTGGCAATTTCATGGCCGATGAGGTTAAGGATATCAATAACACCCTTACTTCCTTGGGGGTTGATAATATCAATGATCTTAATGATATGATTGTATCTAATTTCCTCTCAGGCGGTGATATATTCCTCAATAGATACAATCTTGATAGGTCCGGGATGTATGACGCTGATGAGATTGATAATATCATGACCAACAGATCAGCGTATGAGCGGGTAAGGGATATGATGAGGAGGATTGTCGATTTTATGTCTGACGGGGATCTTAATGAGAAGGATATGTATTTCCTATCTTCCGAGTCAGGTCTTGGTGATGATTATATGATATATGAGGATGCATATGACTCGTTAGGGAAGAGAAGGGTCTTGAATCCAATAGAGGTAAGGGATACGATCATGAGGGCGGTAGGCGGTATCAGCGACCGCCGGGAGTTCGATCAGGCTTTCGCCTCCATCCCCTACCCTTCTTTGGCGCTCCGGTATCAGGAGGATCAGGATTACGCCGATCGGATGTATGACACGTATCGTAATATGACCCGTATGGAGGTTAGGGATCAGGAAGGGAATACGATTACCGACTCATACTCCAATAGCACCATACCGTATATCAGTACGCCTAAGGACATGAAAGCCCTAAGGGGTAAGGTTGGGGAGATAATCGATATGGATGATTTTAAGGACATCAAGGACGTTGCCGGACGTCTGCATGACATAGCCATGGATCTTGCCGACATGGGTGTGGATATAAGCGAGGCGATCAGCGATGAGATGGTTATATCCAGACCTGAGGATATCCGTGATCTTATGGCGTCGCTGGACGTCATGTTGTCTTCCATACAGGCCGGCAATTCGGTATACGATAGCTTTATCTCCGATCTTGATAGGATAACAGGAAAAGGGAATCCGATATACGAGGTTCAGGATACTTATTCTACTGGGGATAGGATGGTGTATGTAAGGTCCGGGAATACATCCCCTTCCGATATGTATGATAGGAGCATGTTGTATATTAGTAGGAATACGTACCATAACACGGCCCCGATAACCGACACCGATCAGGCCTATGAGATGTTGGCCAATATCGGGATAGAGCGGCCCTCGTACTTGCCGGCTGGCGTGGTCCCCGCCGGGGCTTCCCGTTCCGATATTGGCGTGGTCAAGGATAATATAAAAAAGCTGGTTATGTCCAACATCTCATCCTCGAATACCGAGAACATGATCCTTACCAGATTGATATACCAGCATCCCGTAACCCCTAAGATGGATGATGTCGATATTGATCGGGAGTTCAGGAGATACGAGGCTAGACAGGGGAAGGATCGGGATTTTATCAAATCCTGTACATCGTTGAGGAAAATCCAGATCAAGGAAAGGTTAAAAAAATCGTATTTGTATAATAATGTCTTACGTTTCCTTGATTTTAATGGATTTTATAATGTATCTTTGAACCACCATGATAGAGGTACGTTAAAAAGCATGGAGATGTCGTTGCCGGAAGGTCAGGTAAGGGATCTTCTGTTTGACGTGGCTATCGAGTCCGGTGATAGTAGCATGAGAAACCTTTTCTATCTGGATAGTCAGGATAGGATGATGGATGCCGGGTTTTACAGGTATCTGTACCAAAGGAATCCGGGCCTGCTCCGGGAGGTCAACGGCGGCGTCGAGGTGAGACCGGACGGTTCGTTCTTGGCTCGTGGGAGGTATGATGATTTCGTGTCATTCCAATCCGGCTTATATGAGAAGGTAGGTGAGACGGTTGATGGTGCGATATACAGGTTCGTTGATGATCTTATATACTCCGATCCATCATCATATCAAGAAAATATGGTACGAAGGATGGGTGATGTTACGGTAAGGAGTGACGATAACCGCCTGTCAAGGATAGAGGATAATCCCTCATCCAGTAAGATAGTTAATGAATACACTGCTAATACAAATAAGTTGATGCGAGATTTTTCGTGTAGTTAATCTCTCTTTGACGTCGTGAGACGTTTTCTTTCGAGCATTGAAACATTGGATTTTATAGATTTGCGATGAATCCGGGTCGTAGTGATACGCTCCGGATTTTTTTTGTCTTGTATCGGTTCTTATTAATCCCATTTACAAGACATGACGTACTTTGATGATGACACATATCACGATTTTAGGACTGTTAATTTTTGAACTTTGTAACGCCCGCCATCAGGTGGGGTTATTATTAATTCAAAAATAAATAGACATGGGTACAAGTGGAGACAAAATCGTTTTGTTAGACGGTATGGGTTCCGGTAGTGGAAGCGCCACTAACGGTTTATTATCTATGATTCCGGGGATGTTCGCCAACTTAATAGGCGGAAATAAGATGGATCCGAACTTGGTAGCGGCTTTGATGAACGGTCGTAACAACCAAGACGGTTTCGGCGGGGCTAACGGTTGGTGGTTGTGGATCATCGTCCTGTTCTGGTTATGGGGTGGCCGTGGCTTTGGCAATGGTTTTGGCAATGGTAATGAGTGTTGCGCTAATGGTCTTCCAGCTCAATTGAATAACGACTATGGTCGTGAGTTACTGATGCAGGCTATCCAAGGTAACAGAAGCGCTATCGATCAGATCGCTAACGCCTTGAACTGTACTACCACTCAATTGCAAAGCGCTATCTGTAACGTACAAGGCGCTATCGATAAGGTAGCTGGTCAGGTAGGTATGACCTCTCAGGCTGTTATTAACGCCGTACAGCAACAAGGTTGTGAGATCGGTAATCAAATTAGCTCTTGCTGCTGCAATTTGAGTTCTTTGATCAACCAAAGCACTTGCCAGACTCAGCAGATGATCAACAATCAAGGTTATGAGAATCGTCTTGAGACATTGAATCAGACTAACACGTTACAAAACACTATTAATCAAGGATTGACGAACAATCGTGAGCAAGCCACGAGTCGGTTCAATATCTTGAGCGCTAAGATTGATGCTCAAACAACCTTGATTAATGATAAATTCTGTCAATTGGAAATGCGTGAGATGCAGAATACGATCAATCAGTTGCGTGATGAAAGGTCGGCTTACCAAGCCTCCGCGTTGACTCAGCAACAGACTCAGAATTTGATCAACCAGTTGAGACCTACCCCTGTGCCGGCTTATCCTTCATGCTCTCCTTACCAGACTTATGGATGGGGTCAAGCATTTTATGGAGGTAATTACGGATGTGGGTGCAACAATGGATGCTGCAACAACGGAAACGCCGCTATTTAACTCTATAAAGGAAGGAGGCTATTATGGCTTGTGTTTCTAAAATAGGGTCTCTTTATGAGTTGGTCACGAAGAACGTGGTAGTGACTACTACCAACACCATCTTCGGCATCAACCCAAGGATATGGCTGTCCTTGCCATGCGAGGGCCTTCTGCTGCTGAAAATCCGGCAGGTGGTTCCGACAACAGGCGAGACATTGCCAGTACAGATAGCTGTCCCAGCGAATAGCACCGTATCCACGGTAGGTGATGACACATGCTGCCCGGTAACCGGCGTGGCTGTGGTGAACCCGATCAACGTGGCTGTGACCGGAGCGGCTATGGTTAACAACACCGAACGCCTTGTTTATTTCAATAAGGTAAGGGGTGTATTGAGGCTCATGGATTGCTGTGTGCCTACAACTTCCGCCTCGGCGTCGGAGACGACTGTTGATGAGGAATAGGTTAGATTGGATGTCTAATGGGAGGGTATTCCCTCCCGCTTAAAAATCGAGATATGTTTAGAGACTTAAAGAAAGGATTTCAAGTATATACGCTGGATACGTCCGATGTTCCGGTGTTCAGGATGGGGAATGTGGTTAACGTGTCCGAGCCTAGGTTCCAGCAACCCCAGATGGGTCAGATGGGGCAATATCAGCAACTACAGGATAGGGTGATAGACCTTACCGTGGAGATAAACGGGTCTTCCATGACCTATGTCGTACCGGAGAGCAGGGATGTCGCTATGTCCAATAACATAACTTTGGCCTGCTCGGTCGATCCGATCATGAACCAGCTTAACGCCGCTAAGAGAACCAGCTCCGATATTCTCGATAGTATCGATAAGCATAGGAGGACGCTAGAGGCTTGTGATTCGATCCTTGAGGAAATCAATCCGGCTTTTAAGCAGACTAAGGATCAAGACCGGAAGATCAAGAATCTTGAGGAGAAAGTCGATAGGATGGGATCCTCTTTCGATGAGCTAAAAGAGTTGTTAATTAAAAAATTAGGTTAAGATGAGAGTTATAGATTTAGGCGGCGGTCACGATGAGGACTACGATGATGAGATCTACGATCGTAGAGGCGGCCGTGGACGTAGCAGACGTTCGGATGGAACTTACATGGGTTATGGTGGCGGAATATACGACCATTATGGCAAGGAGCATGACGGTAGGATGGATGAGCTAGAACGCCGTGAGCGTGATCTCGAAAGACGTGAGAGGGAGCTGGAACGTGACGAGCGTGAGCTTGAGAAACGTGAGAGACTCCATGAACGTGAGGACGAGATGTATCGCAGGGGATGGTTCGGTGAGCGCGGCATCCGTGACGAGTACGAAGGTACTGAACCGTATATGCGCAGGGGACGCAGGAGTCGTTACTACTGAGGAGCAGACGCCGATGACCCGGATTATAAGCGGTATATAGACACCCATGGATATCACTTTTCCAAGGAGCTGGCTAGGGAAGCCGCTGACAAGATGCTTAACGCCGACGGGTCCAAGAGAAGATGGACGATGGAGGACGCTAAGCAGATGTTCGATAAATGCGGGGCCAAGAAACCTGATAACGCCACTTGGGGAGATATCCAATACCTGTTCGCTATGTTCTATAGCGACTACTTTCCTAAGGTATTGGATTGCGACCAGAAAATAGTCAAGGCTGTCTTGGCTTATCTGGAAGACCCTGACGCCCCGGAAGGGACGGCGTTCGTAAGGTATCTGGCGGTGCGGTGCTTCGTCGGTGACACAATCAAATGGAGTGATATGATTTAGTTTGATACAACGTTGGAGAACCCTGTCGGCAATAGAATACCGATAGGGTTTCTTTTTGACCGTAGCTTTATTATGATTACATTTGTTCGAGGTAGATCTTTTTGTCATGGTAGGGTGGGTGGGAATGAAAAAAGGATATCCTCACGGACATCCTTCCCCTTTGGTTGAAAATCACTTAAAACATTATGAGTTACTACTACACCGCAAATATAGATAATTAAATACAAACTGCAATGGGTAAGGGGTATTATTGGATAGAGCCAGTGGATCAGACGTTGAATGATTTCCAGTTTTATAAGGCACGTATCGTAGGCGATCCTGAATATGACGAGAGACATCATCGAGTTATATTGAGAACTGATAAGTATTTCCCTGTCGGAAGTATCTTCCATGTCCTTAATGACCCGGAGATGTTTGTTATAGAGAGGAAGTTCAAGACATGGGGGAATAAGTATGTCGTTAAGCCTTGTGAGGGTGAATGGGAATGGGAGTCTGTCCAGAAACTTAAAGACAAGGCTATTATATTCCGTAGCGGATTCCTGCACGGGGACGGCAGTTTCTGACACTTACCCGTATCTCCCCCCCCCTCGATTTCTTGGTATTTATGTATATAACTATATTTGAGCAAAAAATAAGTTTGATATGGAAGATTTTCAAGGTAAATACAATGGTAAGCAGATAGATCAGCTTTTGGATAAGGCTAATGATATTGATCTTACCAAATATGCTCTTAAGACAGATAATGCCCCTACCGCCACGAAATTACAGGCGGCTAGGACCATAGCGCTGTCCGGGGCTGTTACTGGTAGTGTCTCATCGGACTTCGGAAGCAACGTAACTATCTCCACGACATTGGCTAATTTTGATGCCTCTAAGATTGCGTCCGGAACCATCAGCATAGATAGGTTACCTAAGGCGGCTTTGGAGAGATTGATCGTGGTAGCTGATGATACGGCTAGATTCGCCCTTACCACCGCTACGGCTCAAAGCGGTGATACGGTAAAGGTCAAGTCTACAGGTAAGATGTATCTGATAAAAGACGAGTCTAAATTAAGCAGTGAGGATGGGTATGAGCCTTACACGGCCGGTCAGGCTTCCTCCGTGCCTTGGTCCGGGGTTACGGGCAAGCCAAGCACCTTCACCCCTCCGACATCCTCCGCTACCGTTCTTGGTGGTATTAAGGTGGGATATGCGACTTCGGGAAAGAATTATAAAGTTCAGGTAGATTCGTCCGGTAACGCTTTTGTTAATGTTCCATGGACAGATAATAACACCACGTATAATGAAGCCACGGCCGACACCTTAGGATTGGTTAAGATCGGCTATACTTCTAATGGAAAGAACTACGCTGTGCTATTGGCTAATGGCAAGATGTACGTCAATGTCCCTTGGACTGACAGTAACACGACTTATACCCAAGCTACAAGCGATAATCTGGGTCTTGTTAAGATCGGGTATTCAGCTAACGGAAAGAATTACCCGGTAGCTCTTGACGGAAATGGTAAGATGTATGTGAATGTTCCGTGGACGGATACCAACACGACATACACCAATATGGGAGCCGCTTCTGCCTCAGCGGCGGGAAAGGCAGGTTTGGTCCCCGCACCTGCCGCCGGAGCGCAAGCCAAGTATCTTCGTGGTGATGGGACATGGCAAACTCCTCCTAACACCACATATAGTAACATGGGAGGAGCAACGTCCTCAGCCGCAGGATCGGCGGGATTGGTACCCGCTCCGGCCGCCGGCAAGCAAGCCTCCTTCCTTCGTGGCGATGGTACGTGGGTGATTCCGACAAATACCACATACGCCAAGGCCAATACCACAACCTTAGGATTGGTGATGATCGGATATGCCGAGAATGGTAAGAATTATCCGGTAGAGCTGGATAGTAGTGGTAAGATGTATGTCAACGTGCCTTGGACGGATACTAATACAACGTATGGTGTTGTAGGAGCTAACGGGTCCACGGGGTTGGTCAAGAACGGCAGTACCGTGACAAGCGCTTCCGGCTATACCGCCTGTCCTATTGTCGGTGGTATCCCCTATTATAAGGATACGAATACTACCTACGCCAATATGAAGGCGGCTACGGCCTCGGCGGCTGGTGCTGCGGGATTAGTTCCGGCTCCTGCCGCTGGCAAGCAGGCATCTTTTCTTCGTGGCGATGGAACGTGGGTCGTACCTACCAATACCACATACGGATTGGCCTCTACTACAGCTAACGGCTTGTTGAGACAGCTTAATGGCAGTACATCCAGTTTCATGCGTGGAGATGGCACTTGGGCTACACCTCCTAACACGACATACGCCGTGGCCAATGAGTCTACTAACGGTTTGATGGCGGCCGCCGATAAGAAGACCATGAACAGGCTTATAGGGGTTAATACGGTCACGACATTAGCTAACCTGCCTATTAGCAAGAGAAGTATCACGGCTACGTTATCAGCCGCTACCACCCTATCCGTGCAGTCAGGGATGCAGATAGGGGAGGAGCTGATGATCAGGTGCGTCCCGTCGGCGGCCTTCACGCAGGCTATACCCAACTCCGGGGCTTATGTAAGCATGAGTGGTACTTCTATAACCACTACGGCTAACAAGCCTTTCGAGATAAATATCTGGTGTTACGCTTCAGGTAAGTATAGTATCGCCGTTAAAGAACAAGATTAATGATATAAGATATGAGCTACGTATATATAAACAGGGAAATATATCCCAATCAATTAGTTCAGGGCGATCCGCTTGATGATAATTACGCCAAGGGCTATAGTTATGATGATTACATTAACGGGAATCCCGCCCCATGGATAGAGCTTGGGGAGGAGCAATTGGCGTTCAAGGAGGCTAATCCTAAAGCTACGGTTAAGGAGATTATCGAGGCTAAATTGGATGACTCAAGGCTTCTTAATGAGGAGAAATCGGCTAAGTATGAGGAGATCAGGACTTATGAGAATAATAATCTTCATGAGTTTTTCTTGGATGACCAAAATATCTATATCCCTGAATATGATAGGCGTAACGCTTTGGCTGATGGGGCTATAGCTGGTAAGATAACGATCATGGGTCTGAAGTTTGATATGACGGAAGGCAAGATCTTGATCGGGATGATGGATAGGTACGATAATGACCTGATGTCGGCGTTAGGAGCCAAACAGAGGGAAGTAAGCTTAGCCACTACCGTAGAGCAGGTGAGGGCTATTGACGCTCAGTCCGGCTATCCTGATAAGGTAAGTGTTACCACGGCGTACATCCAGCAACAGGCGAAGGAGAAGGACGCTTCTGATCCCCAGAAAGTAGCTGCCAAATTCTCTAGGATGGTAGTTAATAATAAGGCCATATCTTTATCTTCTAACGAGAAATTGGATATTAAGGTCCTATTCCCTATATGGGGACAAGAGGGAGCGGAGTTCGGGCTGTCGGTGGATGCCGGATTCTGCCTCAGGGTGGTTAAGGACGATACGGATATCCTTTATGAGGTTATTCAGTCACATACGTTGTCAGCGGAATGGGAACCCGGACTAAATACGGCTTCCTTATACAAGGTCATTGATAAGGAGCATGCCGGGACCATAGGGGATCCTATCCCGTATTTCCCTCCAATGGAGATATTCAAGGATAAATATTACATCCAGAACGCTGATGTATATAAGTGTACTAGGGATAGCGGAACTCCTCTTAGTCATAATCTAAAGGACTTAGTAGGGTTGTATGTTGAGGTTGTACAGGGCTAGTCGTATCTACCCCCCCCCCCTATATTTGGCTTGTGATATGATACAAGTTATTTTTGGCATAATAAAATGACATTTGTAAATATATTTAAGTATGGCATCACAAAAATTCGGTTTCGTAACCGTCGACCCGGTATCAGGATCAGGAGATCAGGCGGTTAATTTCTCCGGTGAGAAACACACCGGTCGTCTTCAACGCACTATCAACCTTACGGTCACCACGAACGGCGGGGCTAAGAAGGCGTTGGTAGTTAATCAGGCAGCGGCTGCTGAGGTGGTAAGATCAGACAGCCCTAACGCTTCCGTACAAAAGACAGGCGGTAATGTTACCATCACCGGTAAGTCTAACAGTACTAAGCTTACGTTCGCGGTCACGCCGGCTGAGGAGAACGGGCTTACGTTACAGCTCCCGGCTAACTACACGGCGGCTGGAAAGACTACGGCTAACGGAGCGGTTATCGCCGACGATCCCGGAGCCGCTGGCGAGTTCGTTTGGAGCATCACGATCTCGGACGTACCGGCCAACGTCACGATCGAGGAACTGACAGCTACATTGAAGGTAACTGCCGCTGGTGGCCAGATAGCCAACGTGACGGTAACGCAAGCCGCTGGAGACTCTACTATCGAGCTTGACAAGGAGACTATTAACTTGGATGTAAATGGTACTCAACAGACGGTTAACGTAACATCTAATGACAGCTGGACATGGGCGCAAGCTGCGGCTAGAACCGTATTGAGAATGATGGGACGATAATCAGTTTCTTTTCTCTTACTCAGACCCCGATCGACTAAAGCCGGTTGGGGTTTATTTGTTTTGCTATCTTTGCAATAGAACAAAAATAATACAACTATGGCTAATGATTTGAATATTAATTGGAAGGACGGGGTAGGCGAGGTAACGGACCAGCCTCTGACCGTCAGCCCGGGGTCCGGGACCGGAAGCGCCCCCGTTTCCTTTGGCTCGGTGATGAACAACGGTCTTGATCGGACTCTTGAGCTGGAGATAACAACTCCAAAAGGTATTAAGAAGACGCTCACGGTGAATCAGGAGGGATGCCGGCAGGCTTATATTACGAGTGACGGCAAACGATGGCTGACTAGCGACAATCGGGTGTATGGGGTTTTGAAAAGCGATGCTCCGTGCGAATGCATAGGTGATTGCCCTTGATATTTTGTTTTTACGAATTTTGTAATTACATTTGTGGCGCATGTCCATCACCATGCTTTTCGTCGCTAATTTATTATAAGGGATACCGGTCTGTGATGGGATCGGCATCCCTCTGTTTTTTAATATGGAGAAGATAAATGTTTTCGATGTTCAGGTTCCTGATGGGAGACAAATCCGTTGTATGTCGTATAATAAGGTTACTTATTTTGATCTTGACGATATATGTAAGTTATGTTTTGACTCATATGACCTACATGATGTGGCTGACACTAAGGTCATGAGCGAGTTCCTGCACCGAGAGGGTGGTCGTTATTGGACTACGATAGATGGCGCAAGGCAGTTGTATCGTAGGATTGAGTGTAAGATGTGTTTTGAGGTTATAGAAAAATTAAAGGAGTTATGATATATTTTTTAAATGTGGAGGTATTTAAATTTCATCCATATAATATTGCGGATATCAATAAGGCTATAGAACGCTTTGGCATATCTGTTATAGATAGAAATGGATATTATTCCGTGGAGCGTGATAATACGCACATAATTATTAATGATGGGGATTTTATAGTCGTATCCCCTTCCGCTGAGATATCCAGCTCTTCCGGGTTACCTGTTTATGAGTTTAAGGCATACACGAATGATCGTTTTATAAGACTTATGGAGATGAATAATCAATTTAAAGTAGGATCCATGTGATCCTATTTTTGGGAAACATAATATTAAAAAGAATGGTAAAAAAGAAAATGGATAAAATAGTATATGAGTTTGATCCTAAGATATATCCTAGAAGCTTGTTCGTGATGAAAGGATGCGATCCAAAGGATGTTACAGACAGGTTTACGACAAGGGATGACTCTGAGTTCGAGATTGAGATAGAGGTGGGATCGGAGCCGTCCATGTCTACTTTCTCTATGGTGAAATTTAAGGATACCGGTAAATACGGGGAACTGGTTGTCGTGTGGATAGATGACAAGGATGTCGATATGTCTATGATCTCCCACGAGGCGTTTCATGTCTCTATGAATATTCTTAGTGAGTTAGGGATCAAGTTCCATGCTGACAATCAAGAGCCTATAGCTTATATGGTAGGGTGGTGTGCCAGATGTATATCGGATGTCGTGTCAGGGGAAGTTGGCATCTCAGACTGACATGCTGGCTACCGATTGGATGATATTATGATCATCTTCTCGCATTTGGATATTAGCCCCCGCTCTTTTGTGGGGGCTTTTTGTTTATCTTTGTCAAAAACATGAAGTTATGTCGAGTTGCGTAATTAAAAGAAATAAGGAGGGTAAGATAACCCGTGTCTTGACCCCTTCCGGAGAGGTATCCACCTTGTTCGATAAGATAGCGGGTATAGCCGCCGTAAGTGACCTTAATAAGGCCGCTGAAGCTTATATGACTATTTATAACGATAAGTTTAGGTCTAAGTTCGGGGACTGGACGAAATCCGTGCCAAGGAATAAGGAGGCGGCCAGATCCATAAGCGCCAGACTTAGCTCCAGCGAGTGGGGGCAACTTATGTCAGCCAAGGTCTTGTCCGCCATAAGCGATATGGATGCCCCGGCGTTGGCCAGAAGTCTCGGGAATAGCGACAATGTCGTGGCTTATCTTACCTCCGGAGAGGTAGGTGATGTCAATGATATGGCTGTGGTAGATACATCTACGGTACAGGAGGTGGATCTGGATTCCATAAACGAGGATAATATTGGCGATACGATACTGAAAGAGGCGTCATGGGATGATATAAGGGCTATCAGGGAGAATATAGATATTAAAGAAACAGCCCGTATGCTATGGAAGGCCGTGGAAAGCGCTTTTACCGGTCAACGACCTAATATCAGGGTGAAGGGCGGAAATATAGACGGGGAGATCATATTTTCTGGTAATGTCTTGCCGTTAAATGATATTGAAGATTATACGCCCCCATCTTCAAGATTGGTATATGATTCCGGTGAGCCTCGCCTGTTCTTTAGATCGGATGACGGCAAGATACACGACTCTTACGCCAACGTCATAAAAGGCTCGTCCGGCGGGCGGATCGAGGCCGGGTTCTTGGCCGGCAGTGTCGAGGAGAGTGACGTCCCGTCCGGTACGGCTGATATCTCCTTTGGCTCGTCCTCCATAACCCTTAACAACAGTGAGTCATTCATACCGGTCCTTGGTATCAGCTCAGATTCTAATATAAGTACCCGTGGAGGGTTTGTCAATTACCTTATCAAGAAAGGTCTGTTGAGCGGGGAGCGTATAAGGCTAGGAGATAGGTATTATCTTGCAGGGGCCGGCAACTCCGATGGTCTTAAGATCTATAACGCTATGGATGCCTTGTCTAGGCTAAGGAATAGGTTTGGAAGTCAGTCCTCCGAAATGAACGTATTGGGTTCTATAGGTTTTGATACGGAGGTAAGTAATGATCTTGATCTTATCACGACATCAGGGGAGAAGGTTACGGTAAGCAGATCGGAGATCAAGGGCATGTTAAGGCAAGGTAAGTTTGAGGAGCTTAATAACAAGTATGATGGGTTCATGGAGCTAGCCTTGTCGTTGATGATGGAGGATAACGCTTTGTACGGAAGCAATGTCCGTGGGGTTATCGAGAATGAGAAGGCGGAGGATCTCCAGAATAGGACTGATATCACCAATATCTTATCCACGTTAGGTATCCGTGTGATGGGTATGTCTGAGTATATGGATAAGTATAAGATGCGTAATGGTGTCGAGCCTTCGGCTAGGGCCTTATCCGATATGGCTAATGGGGTTATCGCTTTGGCTGAGGGAGCTACGGTAGAGGATCTTAATGAGGAGGTGGCTCACTTCTTGATCGATACTTATCGTAATCAGCAGGAGATTGACGAGGTTCTGGACTCTGTTGTCGACACGCCATTATGGAATCAATTCGCCGGTCGTTACTATGAGGTGTATGGGAAGGAATACCAAGGGGAGGAACTGGATCGGATGGTGAAGCGGGAGATCCTAGGTAAGACGTTGGCCCAGCGGTTCGTACCGGGCATGGAACAGGCGGTGGAGGATCTGGCCTCGTCCGAGGACGCCCAGCTCTCCTTGTTTGGCAGGATAATCCGGGCTATAAGGAATTTCTTCTCTACCCAAAGATCAGACTTGAATAAGGTTCTTGATAGGATAAAGGAGTCGGCGTTAGCTGATGACCCAAGCGCATTTGACGTGCTTCTGTTAAAGGATAGCGACCATCTCATGTACTCATTATCGGATGTTGATGTGGCTAATAAGCTGATCAAGAACGGTAGGTCATTGGAAAGACTATATACCAGATTGCAGAGGATGAGGTCAAGCCAGAGCCAGAGGATCGGTGAGAGCATCTCCCTTCTTCGTGATATAGGCGAGAAGGTAAGACAAGTCGGGGGTGAGCTAAATAAGAATAACAACCTATTATCCACCAAGAGCGTCATAGCGACCGCCAAGGCCGAGGTGGAGTATTTGGTCACTGTCGCCAGTAGCCTACGTAAGAGCGGAAAAGGATTGGATTATGAGACGATACAGGTTATCGATAACGTATATGGGGAGATAGTTCCTCTGATCAGGAACCTTCGTGGATTCGTCAATAATCAGGCGGCTGATTATTATGGCAGCAATAAGGTTGGTATGGTAGAGGATATGGATGATATATTACGTATGGCTGAGACATCCATGTCTGATATAAATGCTCTTCGAAGTGATCGTAATGAGGACTGGCTGGATGGACAGCTCAGGATGTTTAATATCCCGGAAAGATATTGGAATGGGATAAAGAAGTTGATAAATAACATCCATAAGGATATCAATGTCATGTCCCGGTTCTTTGGTACGCTGGAGCATAGTGGTAACGCTATTTTAGGTATGTTAGGCCAACGTCTAGCCAAGGCCCATAATGAAGCCCATATCGAAGGTATATCTAATATCAATAAGATGACTAGGATGATGAAAGAGCGTGGATGGGGGATAAAGGATAATGAGGATCTTATACAGAAGATAAATGGGAAGAACTCGGATTACCTTGACTCGTCCCGTGATTTCGCCAAATACGATTTACTATACAGGACCGAGCAGGCTAAGGCTATTATCGATATATATGATCTTAAGAATGTTACGGGTAAGACCGAGAAACAACTTATCGATCTTCTTCTATCCGATAGAGGCCTTAAGGTGAAGACCCGTGACGACATAGTAGGATATGACGGGGATAAGCCTATTACGAAGGAGATATATCATGTATTCAAGCCTACCATCCAGAATTTCGATATCTCGGACATGACGTTCGAGGATCAGCAACGATATCTCGACGCGATAAATAGGTGGTTGGATGAGAACCGAGAGAAACCTATGGTGCAGGCTTATTACGATAAGATCGAGAAAGTCAATAAGAAGGTCGAGGAAAGACTGGGTCGTAGGGTATCGCAAGCTACGTCCGATTTCATGACCCGTATCCGCAGGAGCCGGTATGTGGCTATGGATAAGTTCGTGAGGAACGGGAAGGTCGATTGGAAGGCGTTTCAATCCGATCCTATAGCTTGGAGATCTTATCTGGATATCTTACGTGATAGGGCTATAGCCAAGAGCGAGTGGTATTCCGATGGGACACCAAAGGAAGAGGGATCCGAGGCTCTGATGATGTCCGAGGAGATCAAGGCATGGGACGAGGCGTGGGCCGAGGAGTTCGGGAATACCAACGAGGGTCGTAAGGCTTCCGCCGAGTTCAAGGAGATACTTCGTGGAATAGAGCGGTCCGAGGGCGGTAAGGCGGCGTTCGAGTTCCTGCTAGCTGGCGGTCATCTTGGTTTCTCTAAGGATATGTGGGGATCCGAGGAGGGTGATTATTACGAGAATCTGGTTGATAAGATCACGGAGCAATCTGTATCATCATCAAGGATAGAGAAGGTAGAGGAGGCGATGGCGACAATAAACGAGATCAATGACCAGCTAAGGCCTTTGCTTATCCAGTACCGGGATAGCACGAGATACGGGGAATATGATTTCGATAGGTTACGTGGATCCGCCTCATTAAGAAAGATAAACGAGTTATATGATCGTCTGGCTGAGGCTAAGAGCGTTATTAACGCCGCCGCTTCCGCTGAGGCTATTGAGATGGATATGCCTGATACGGTGGAGAGTGGAGTCACGGATTCCTACCGTAACGCTCTAAGGGACGCCATGGCGTACGACAATGGCATGGATGAAATTAAATTCGCCAAGGAGCATATGTCCGCCCGCTCCCGCAGCCAAGTGGAGCGGATGGCCTCCAAGCTATCCCGGAAGAACCCGTCATGGACAACCGTGGAGGTGGCGTTCTTTAGAAAGAAGTACGGTCCTGACTTCAACAATAAGCTGGCTAATGATATAGCTATGGGTAAGGCTAATAGTATACTTATCGAGTACGCCAGAACTCGGCTATATCCTTATATGAGAAAATACTCTCCCAAGGGGTATTCTGGCTTCGTCAGGAAGATAAATAACGGTACGTATAAGGTATCCGAGTTCTTTGATGCCATGGAAAATGGTATATCAAAGGAAGAGAGCGTATCCCGTTTCGGGTTCGATATTAATATGATTGACTTATCGATCAATAACCAGTGGCTAGAAGAGGCCGATGCCGAGAGTTCTTTCCGTAATCCTAATTATAATCCCGATCTGGGTTATGGATATCATACGCCTAGGTTCGATAAGTACAAGAACGAGGCTTTTTTCAAGAAATACGGTATTACCAACGAGGGGGAGGAAGCTACGATCAATAAGGATAAGTGGGAGATGAGGAAGGAGCTGCTTAACATAAGCCGTAAGGCTATGGAGGATTATGATGAGCGATTCCGGAACATCTACCAGATACCACAGATATCCAAGGGCGGCGTGGAGAGGATGGTGCAGGCCGGGGTTGACCCGAAGGCGGCCATCGGCAACGCCGTACGTGATATCGTTGGCGAGAGGGTGGATGACCCTATACATGGTCAGGGGCAAGACCTAGGAGGGATTGATGAGAACGATAACAAATATCGTATGATCCCCAAATACTATCTTAGTAAGTTGGAGAACGCCGATGACGTGTCCCATGACTTCGCCTACTCCTATTCCATGTTATCCTTACAGGCTACCGCTTACAAGTATAAGAGGGCGGCCTTGGATGATGTCATGGGATACAGGAACATGATGCTGGAGACGCAATACGACGGCGGTAAGAACCCAGAGGCGACGCATGCCTATAGGATGTTCCAAGATTGGGTTAACGCCAGTATCTATGACGTCAGGATAAATAATAAGCGGGCGGAATGGAATATAGGTAATTATAAGGTCGATCTTAATAAGCTGGCTCTTATGTTTACTAAGTTCGTGTCCAAATCCAACTTAGGCTTCTCCCCGTTCGTCGCGGCTACCGGCGCCCTTACCGGGCAGGCCAACTTCCTTTTGGAGGGTATGGTAGGGCAGTATATAAGCAAGGACTCCATGAAATACGCCTATGGGGAAGCCCAGAAGCAGTTAAGTACGTACGTGTCGGAGATCGGGGATATAAACCGCACCAACAAGCTATATGTCGTTGGAGAGGCTCTAGGCGTGTTCAATGTCCGTAACCGTGTACGATCGGCAGCGTATAACAAAATCTGGAGAACCTTATTCCGGGACCTGCCGTTTAAGATGATGGAGGTTCTTAACTCCCCGTTGGATCCGCAGGTCATTATCTCGGTCATGGATGATACCCGCCTATACGAGGGTCAGTTCTGGTCATACTCCAATTTCAAGGAGATGATGATGAAAGACAGGAATATGTCCGCTAACGAGGCTAAACGTGATTGGGAGCGTTTAAGGGATTATTCTATGTGGAACATGGTAGATGTTAAGGATGGGAAGATCGTGGCTAAGAACGAGGCTAACAAGGATATTATAGACCGATATATACCCACCTTGTCCAGTAGGGTCAGGAGCATGGTGCAGATCTGTGACGGCGCCTTGAACGAGCAGAACCGGGTGGGGGCTAGCCGGAACGCTATCCTTAACATGGTTCTGCCTCATCGTGGATGGTTTATATTGGCCGTACAGCGGGCATATAAGAAAGCCGGTTTCAATTTCCAGACCAATCAGTTCGAGGAAGGATATATGAGAACGTTATGGAGACTGGCCGGTAATGTCTATGGCTCGATGTCCGAGGGTAGGATGGGGGAGGCATATGACGTGCTTAAGGAAGAGTATGATAAGCTTACCCCCTACGAGCAGATCAATATCAAGAGATCGATTATCAATATGGCGGTATTCGCCACGATGATGGCTATAGGACGGGCTTTGATGGGATATAGGGAGGATAATGAGGATAGCTGGTTCGGGCAGTTCATTACCTATATAGGGTTTAGGACGATCAATGAGATCGCTTCCCAGACATCCCCGTTCATGGAGCTTAACGCTATAGACATGTTACAAGACCCGCTGGTTACGGCCCGCAAGTTGGGTGATCTTACCGATCCTCGGAACTGGGATCCGTTCGCTACCGTCCAGACCGGCGTGTATAAGGGCGAGAGCAAGCTATGGAGGCAGCTCATGAAGTTCTCGTTTGGTAAGCAATGGTATAATATCAAGACGGCTAGGGATATTAAGCAGACATCCGACTACTGGTTGATGACCAACGGCATGACGATGGGATTCTTCTTAGGAGGCAGGGATAAGGATGAGTCCGGGGAGGACGCTAATTGGTATTTTGACAGGGGAAGATAACTGATATGGTATGACAAAAAAAATAGCCGGTCAATTGTTTAAGACAATTTGATTGGCTATTTTTGTATTCCCATCTATCCATCCCGGACGGATGGGAATAGGTAATTATTTTATGAATACAAATGTAGATCTTTTTCATGATTCCATGAACAATAGTAATGGAATTTTGACGTCCGAATCCAACGAAATGGATTTAAATACATTAATACCGGTAGTAGATAATAATAATCATAAGGTTGTAGACGCCAGGCTTCTTCATGCGTTTCTTCAAATAAGAAGAGATTTTACATCATGGATAAAAGATCGTATATCAAAATACGGTTTTATTGAAAATCAGGACTTTGTATTGATAAAATATGATTATTTCGGTTATTATATTTATACACAAAATCATCCACATCCATATACTCACACCCGAAGTTTCCCGCCGTCTTCTTATCGGAGTCGGAGAACTGCCCTTCTTTCCCGGAAGCGTCCCCGATCATCATGATAGTATCGTATATGATCTTATTTTCCTCATCTACATTATCATTTATGAATTTGATATAATCCATATACTGGTCTATCATCCCCGTATTTGGTTTCCTATTGATGTTATCTTTATCATTGTTGTCGCAATAAAAGTTGTATACGGATATATTGGTATAATCCTCCAATGCGCTTGATATATAATCGAATTTATATTCAAACATCTCTTTGTCTACGAAGCCTTTTTCTATACCTCCCTGATTTGATATGATTAGTATATCATCAGGAGCGTAATTTTTGATAGCCTCAAATACGTAGAGTTTGATTTTCATATCCCATATACCTTTAGGGAATGTATCTCCTGACAATGTTTCAATCAGTGTCCCATCTAAATCTGTTATTAACAATTTATATTTTTTCATGATTCAAAATTTAAATGATATATAATTACCTTACTTTATTCATATACTACTCGTCCCATTGCTCCTAATAGCTCTTTATCATCCTGCTCCTTTACCTCTACATAATAATATCCCTTGAAACAAAATTTCTTTTGATCGGGATCTGACAAGAACTTTTTATATTCCTCGAATCCTTCATCTGAAAGATGATAAGCCTTTCTTTTTTGTTGAAGTAATTCATTTGATTCTAATATCTGTTTCTTAGTAGCCATAATAACATCATTTTTTATTTTACGGTTCTTAGACGATGAGGTATTCTGCCTAATGATATTTCATCCCCATATTATTGATTTGTTTAATTTACGAGCCTCTGATAAGGCTCGTGTTAGTATATCCTTTTTCCTTATAATCTCCTTATATCTTTTGATATTCATTTTTATTGTCTTCATAATAAGTTCTTTTGTCTTAATAGCACCAGCATCTTATCCCAATCCACATATCCTTTATCCGTAAGTGGAGTGCCGATATTCCTATCATCTATATAATAATCACAATACACTTTTGGTGATGATGATACTGGCTCAGGATTGTAGTTTACCGAATACAGATTGATATGATTGTATCTAAACCAGTCTACGGCATCCTGTAGATATTTACCATCTCTTACCGTATATAATATCAGAAGATTCTTATCAGCCAATTCTCTCAATACTTTAGCGGCTCCGATATTGTCTCCTACATAAGGGAATGAGTCTACTACGCACGTCCCATCAAAATCTATCCCTATTATTTTCTTCATATTATATATCTTGTAATAAATACTCTTCTATTTTCTTAGCCATATCAATAAGCATCTCACATCTAAGGTTATTAAACTCCTTACAAAACCTCATGTCTTCCTCATGCTTTTCCTCAGGCGATCTGTTATCAATTACGCTGTAGCATGGTGACGAATACACGGGGATAGGTCTCATGGCCTCTATAGCCAATTTAATAGCCTTTTCACTGATCTCGCTCATATAATCCTCTTTTTGCACCCATATAATACCACTGTTAAAGCAATTTGGGTTTTCTAACTGGCAATTTCCATTGTCATAAAAACAACATCCTGTACAACATTCTTTCTCTATCTCTGAGACAGCCATGAATCTCTTCTCTTCATATATCATGGTATCTCCTTTTTTTATCTTATTCCTCTTTGTATTCATCTTATCAAACTTTTATATTCTACTTTCTTTAACTGCTCTTCGGTAGCTTTCTTCTTCGGGAACTTCCCGTGCCATTTTCCGGGCACCACGACATCACGGCCGTCGGGGCTGGTAGCCAGCCTCCCGCATTCGCTGCACAGCCCCATGCCCTTGTACGGCTGTAGTTCCTTGGCATAGTCGAATTTATCCACCATATACTCGTTTGTCAACATCCAATAACTAGACGTAGCGGTATTATCAACGCAACCGCATTTAGCGCATACAAATAAGCTCATATTTTAGTATCGTTAAATGTCGTTATCCTTATCATCGTCAACCCTCTCCACCTTAATCATCCCCATATCGCCTGAAGGTAACGTCATGTCGCTATACACGTTATTCCAGTTCTCGTCAATAGCCAATTGATGCAGTATTGATCTATATATCTGGTAGGTGTTTCCGATAAGTCTCTTTCTATTGATCATATCTTTACTACCTCCATCATACCCTATATGTTCATAGTCTTCGAGATCCGGGAACAGCCTTCTTCTTATAGCCATCGAGTTATTTGCTATAAAGCTTCTTATCCCCAGCGACTCCGTCCTGTCCATATCATCTATCAAAGTTTCCGTGGTATGCTGAAGATCCATGTCTCCGGCTGCGTATCTGCTTATGTCCTCCACGCACCGGGATATCAGCATCAGTTGTTCCCTTGTCAATGTTATTTTATAAAGTTGTTTGTTGTTCATATCCTTCTATTTTATTTATCATCTCGAATATTTTCACCGCTATCAACGGCACTATGGCATTACCATAAGCCTTTATTGATTCTTTTCTCCATTTCCCGTAAGGAATGGTAAGGTTGTCCACATTAAAGGGTAGCCCATCATTTCCTCTACAAATAGGGGACTGAGTTGGAAAACTCTTCCATTGAGTCGATCCCCGTCCATCCCAATCACGGCAGGCATATTTCTTAAAGAGTCTGTTCTCGGTGCTCCGTTGCTTTTTGTCATCTTCCTTATCGTACAAGAACCTGTGTGATCTGAGGCCACTGGTGTCGGTAATAAGTCTCCGTATTTTATCCCTTGTTTGGGAAGTGAACTCAAATCCATGAATCTTGTCTTCCCGTCCTTGTCGCAAACCTTCAACCCTTGCGTCTGAACAGTCGGAAGCAATGAACCATATCCTATACCGTTTATGTGGCGCTCCGACACCGCAAGCTGGAACAATGATCGGTTGGACGGAATATCCTTCACGTTCAAGATCGTCGCAGATGGTATTGATGATATATTCTTGCTCAAGTATCGTTTCCTTGTAATTTTCTTCATCTTGATCACTTTTCGTTTCCACGTCAGTTTCACTACCGGGTTGAACCATATTGGTGATTCCAGCAACATTCTCACCAATAACCCAGCGCGGCCTTGTCTCTCGTATGACTCTAAGCATTTCCGGCCAGAGATAACGGTCATCATCCGCTCCTTTTCGTTGTCCAGCGACGCTAAATGGTTGACAAGGGAATCCTCCTATAAGTACGTCGATTTTCCCTTTCCATGAAGTGAAATTAATTCTTTTAATATCTTCATATAATACTGTTTTTGGAAAATGATATTTTAATACGCTTTGGCAGAACGGATCTATCTCGCATTGAAAGACATTGTTCCATCCTACCTCCTTTGCGGCTAGATCAAAGCCTCCTATACCTGAGAAAAGACTAGCGTGATTCATTTTATCTTATTTGATATTAAATTTTCTTTTATATGTTTAGATATATCAATTATCTCATCTTTTATATTGCAGTCATCTTTTAATAATGAACCAAATATACATGATATGGCGCTCTTTAGGCCTAGCGCTATCCCTATCTCCAATATTTTTTTATCGGTATTAGAGATTTCTACAGGTTCATATAATATTGATGATATGTTGTTAACGACGTATATTATATCATCTTCATTCATTGATGTAGATTTATCGACAATAGCTATAAAATCTTTTATAATCATAATATAAGCTATTTTTATTTCTTTTATCGTATCATCGCTTAGATGTCTATCTCTTATATGCCTTTCAACATACTTGTTTGCTAGATTCTCTATTTTGTTTGATTTGTCCATTTGTACTATCAATTATTTAGTTAATAATAGATCATAGTCCTCTTCGTCTATACTCCCATTATTGTTGATGTATATAATGAAATCATTTAAAAGCACGGACTTATCCTTGGATAAGGCTTTTATAATAAGCTCTCCATCATCTTTCAACATCACATGCACAGTATCCCAGATAACATATTTTTGACATTCTTTCTCAATCTTCTTGATTGTTTTAAGTATTATCTTATACGTCTCCTCATATCTTTTTACTATTCCGCACAGTTCAGTCGTATTATATTTACGTATAGCCGTGAATATATATTCCTTTTTACAATCCCAGCATTTTATCAGTCTTTCTGATCCGCACGCCTTATCCTCGTAGAAGAAGCAACCCTTACATGGCTCATTATGGTCGTAGCTTAATACCACAAGCAGCTCCACACCATTCTTGTATATCACGTCTCCTTGTTTCATCTTGTCTATTTTATTAATCTCATTATCAATATAGTAAAGTTGGATATTATCCATACTATAGATATCCAGAACGTTGTACTTAACATAAGACCTATATTCCTAGGTATAGGATCTACTCTCCTGAATGTCAGGATCATGAATATAAATGTCTTGAAGTTCATAATTTACGATATTTTTCTATATAGTTAACTATCAAGTCTTTAACTCCTTTTGGGACATCTACCAGTTTGAGATTACCTTGGAATATGTCCTTGCCGTACTCATCCATAATCTCCCCGAATGAAGGATTCATGACTCTTGTTGACATAGATATCGGTTGATCAGTGTCAAATTTGATAACGATCTTCTTTCCGCCGTTTATCGCCTTTTTAAAAGCCACGTAAAGCTTTCGACCTTTTATTATATCACAATTCCCTTTCAGGATATTAGACATATGTATGACATATTCTTTCTTCGCATCTCGTGGGTTGTTCATAAGCTTAAGATCTCCTCCGGTATCTCTCCATTTCCTGAAGCATGGGAAACATAGACCGTGATTTGCCTTAGCGTGTCTAGGTATCATCCTACTGCTGCCGGCTGGGATCGTATCGCCACAGCAGATACACGTCCTATCCTTGTTGGTGCGCATCGGCACATAGCTCTTTATTGGGTATTCTTTTCTTTTATACATCTTCTTCTGTTTTCAAAATTATCATCACCATACTCATAATTAGGACAAGCCTTGTTGCTTGGCCGTCTCGCATAAGTCTTTTGCTTCCTATCATATTTCCTATTAGGGTTTATATAATGGTCACACACTTGCCAAACGGAGCAACATACTTTCCCGTATCTTTTCGCCCACTCATGGTCATGTAGATGTACGCAAGTAGCGCAAGTTGGATTCTTGAGCTTATCCTTGTTATCATCTATGATCTTATTGACCCGATCAAGAATAACGGACATATGCTCAGTATACATAACATTGAATACGTCCGGTTCTGGAAGATATGTCATCGAGCTTATATCTATGTCCATTTCCTTAGACTTATCGTAAGCCGATTTGTATTTCCTTATCATCAAATCCTTTAATTGATTTACTTTTCTCTCGTAAGTCCCCATATTTCATTCGGTTTTCCATCCTTGTTTCTTCAATAGATCCACCATCATCCCCTTTATCTTAGGACTGATAGCCTCGGTAAGTATATCAGCGGCCAAGTTAATAGAGAAGTTTGTCATTCTGGATTCTCCTATATACTTCTCGCTGGTAACTTCTTTCACATAATCGTGGATATCCTTAATCATCTCATTTTGAGATCTTAGTAGGTCCAGTATCTCATCGAGTTTATCATTCATTTTTTTTCTCAAATATACCTGACAATAACCAGACAACCACTATCAAAAAGAAACACAACCCAAACGCCTCATCCGGATAATCATGCATCGCCTCTAAAATGTCCCTCATAGCTTAATGTCCATTTTGCCAATTATACGATAGAAAATATCCCTAGTCAGCTCAATATCGTAAGTAGCGTCATGAAGCTTATTCTCGTCGATCTCAATACCCATAGTTCTGGCTACGGTCATCAACTTAAAGTTCTCCATATCGTTTCTTACACCCATCAGGAACGGTGTCACCATAACATATACATCCATACAGTTAGGATAGAACCATGATCCGAAATACTTATCCCCACATTGCTGGAATAAAGCCCGTAGGAAGCTGTTATCGAATCCAGCGTTGTTATACCCCACCAAATACATTTTATCCCTCTTGTCGAACTTATTCACGTATTTGGATAATATACCAACTAACTGCCTGTACCCTTCTTCCATAGGCTGATACGACTGCACTTGCTCCAAGGTAACACCAGCCACATCCAGCGCCTCTTGCTCTATCGTGGCGGCAGGGTTCGGGGCTAGGCGGATGTCGAACCTCTCAGTCTCCTGCCCGTCGATATCCACGATCCCTCCTATTTGGTGTATCCCGTTTCTCCAGAACTTAACCCCGGTTGTCTCTAAATCAAAAAATAGTAATTTGCTCATGTCTATTTATTTTGTTAATTTATCATTATCTAAGAACTAGTCGTGAAATGCTTTTATAATATATACTCCCATCAACTCTTTTACCTTCAAAGAAGTATATCCAATATTCTAATGAAGAACATCCAAAAGCAAGACATAGATTATTTATCGCATATCTAAAGTATTTCTTGCCTGAACGAAATAAGATTTGAAATTCTTTATTATTTAAATGGAGTCTTTTTTTGGTTTTTCTTTTATTCATGTTTATAGTTTTATTTTAAATGTTCCTTAATCTTATCCAATGCCTTATAAGACAGATAGCTGTCTATAGTATTATCGCTATCTATTTCCAGCAACTCATTAAACAAGTCTTTAGCCAATGCTTTCCACTGCTCTCCCCAATCACGGAGATTCTCGACCTTTGACCGTATATCCTCGAAATAAGAATCTACGTCTGATTTGATTGATTTTGAATAATATTTAACATCCTCCTCGTCCCCATCCATAATATAATCACATTGTGTCCTGATATCTTTTATATGACTGTCTATATCACTGCACATATAATCAACAGGTTTACGTATATTGAATATAGCTTCTGACGTAAGACCGGTTATATCTTGTATGTCTTTTAAATTACCCATGATTTAATCAATTAAATACCAACCATCCACCTGCAAATCCCATTGCGAAAATAGATAAGATTATAGATGTGAATAATATCCAATCTTTTGCGCTTAGCTCATTATTATCTCTCTTTATTTTCTCAAGATAATCATATATAGCTGTATAAACAGCATGGTGAATATTCTCGTCTCTAGCCCTTACGATATTATCATATTCATTATATCCTAGATTATGGGTGGCGCTTTCGATCCTCATATTCCCCGTAACCTTTTTATTTACATCGAAATCGAAACTAACCACTATATCGGTGGTTAGAGCGCTGGCGATTTTGCTTTTTATCTCATCATTACTGAGATTAGCATCGTGCACTAATCGCTCATAGTCTTTATCGTCAAGAATTATCTGTTTTTTAATGTTCATATCCCTAATATTTCTGCTACATAAACAAATCCATAACATATATAATTATCAGCGTCATGCTCACCCAAATTCACATGCCATACGACGGCGCACGGGAAATATAATGGCATATCCTCAGCCATAGGATCCTCTTTGAAGTCATCAATGTTTATCTTCTCCCTCCACCTCCACAGGTCTTGGATATCGTTCAAAATTAATTTCTCCATAACTATGACGGATATTAGATGTTAGTAATTCTATAGCCAAGCTGATCATGGCTCCCGCTTCAGTAAGTTGATTCATTTGGGCGTACATTTTATGCTCTGCACTACGATAAGCCTCTCTACTACTTATGGTGTCTAGTAAATCATCTATAGCGTTTCTAAGAAGATCGGTCATCCCATGCCCTCCTATGCCCTTGAAATAATAAATATCACGACCAGCGTAAAACATGTCCTGATATCTTTTAGCTACATACTCTATCCCAGATAGATGGTATTTCTCGTTGTCTATCTCCACCTCTCCTTCTTCTATAGCTCTCAACAACTTCCAATCTATCTTTACATCAGCTTGACGATTTTTTACCTTTACATAGGCATATCCGCCATAATGAGAACCCAGCGTCCTCATTGTAAGTTCATTGACTTTTTGTTTGTCTCCATCCATAATAATCTGGTTTTTAATGTTGATACAAAAGTAAGATTTAAACAAAAATAAAAGCATGAATAATATAAAAATAATATTAATCATGCTTAAATATAAATATATCCCTTCTAGTTCTCACGGATATACGTATTCGTACTCATCTGGAGGAGATGTCTTATATTCAACATCGCACTCCATATTGGTGTAATAGTTATCCCCTTTTCTGTATACTAACGCTACCCAACAGTCATATTTTTTGCTGTATCCTATAAGAGGGACATTAGCCATAGGCGGATTATCCTCTGTTTTGTATCTTATTCTTGTTACTTGTTTCATATTTTCATGGATATAAATATTCATATTCTTCCGGTGGATATGTTTCAAATTCAGCATCATACTTCATGCAGGTGTAGTACTTATCCCCTCTCCTGTACATTACTTCCCACGGACAGCTATATTTTTTGTTGTATCCTAAAAGAGGAACCCCTTCTATAGGAGGCTTATCTTTCGTTTTGTACCTTAATTTTGTTATTTGCTTTATGCTCATATAATCTTATGTTTAAGTAATTCCATCATCATCGAAAACAATGTGTCTACAAGAAGTTTCTCGCTACTCCAATACATAGGAATCTCATCTATATCTCTATACGTTACAGACCATGCATGTTTTAGCTTATAACATTCTAATGTACAACCCTCTATCTCGTATGGGAGTAAATTCAGTAACGTCCCTACATCCCAAACAGGGTTGGATATATCCGGGGTAACGGTCTCGATCAGTCCTATACGACCAGCGTCATCCTTCATAGAATGTAATTGATCCAGATACTTGTCTCTGAAACCGATGGCGGTGGAGATAGGAAGGCCGGCCTCGACCAATACCCTCCCCTGTTCTTTTGTGGTAAAAATCCGTTCCTTCATGGTTTTTGCTTTTTCGGTGACATATCATCCAGTTTCTTTATTCCCATCAATATCGGGATACTATCATGCATACCATCCATCATCTTCCTCTCTACCGTAACGATCGTATCATTATGCCATCCCCCATGAGCCACAAGAAGAATCTCCTGCTGCTCGAAGCCAAGCCCGGCCCCTATACCGCCGGAGTTCCACGCGCAGGTAATGACCACCCCGCCTTTCTTGGTGATCCTAGCTATCTCCTTCTTCTGTCTAGCCCAATAACTAGATTGTGTTGTTTGCATATTAACAGATTCTCCAAGCCTTTTATATGACTCGGACACCTGTCTCGCGGAATATGGTGGATCATATAATACCATATCAGCTATATTATCGCCAAGATCACTCAGGAAGTCCGTGGCGTCTTTATGATACATAGCCTTAGTCTCAGGATCAAGATCGTTGGTGATCGTCCCTATATCGCTGTTTCTGGCGAATGGATCCACTATAACCATCCCCTCTTCTCGATATTTATCTATAAGTTCCCTTATCGGTCTTATGCTGAATGTCTCTTTATTTGGCATTGACCATTTTTTAGTAATTATCATGATCTATGAAGTTTATCCCATTCTTCTTTATCTACTCTTTTACCTTGTATATAAAACAACTGTATTGACCCATCATGAGTGTAAATTGCTTTAGACTTATCATTTTTTAATCTATCGAAAACATTACCAAACCTCTGTGATAATTTCATAGATTGATATTTTTCAAGAAAGTTATATTCTTGATCTGATAAATTTAATTCCTGTTTAATCATTTCCCTGCTTTTGCTCATACCAAATTTGATTGTTTATTTCCTTTTTGAAATTTAATTTCATAATACTTCTAGATATAGGATCACATATATCCTCCCACCAATTCTTGTGTCCTTTTGGTGGATGTATATCCTTTTCCCATGAAGACCCCTTAACTGTTTTGACTCTTCCGTATGGCTTCATTTTGCTCATGTTTATCACATGTCACATTAGTACCCGTTTCTGATGATCCGAACATAAGCTTATCAGTAATTTTGCGAAATTCCTTTACAATATCATTTATCTGCTTACGTTCGATGCTTCTTAGCAAATGGGCTATCACATCCACTGTCCATCCGTTACCCGCTAAAGACATGGCCGTATTTGGGGCTATCCCGTCAAGGTAATCATCCGGCAATGTCTGTAGCCTACACATCTCCACCGGGGTCAGGTATCTGAATTTGTCTTTCATGTCAAAGGCGTTAGGATATCTTCCGGGAGGTAGTGATGAGATTACGTTATCTTTCATGACTGTTGTCAGGCAATTACTTTTCTTGATGGGAGTGGTATTCTTATCTTTTCTTATCTCCAGACATTGCGTTATTTTTATGCCCATGTCACAATCCTTTCGATACCCGTCCTCTCCTATCCTTCTACCGACAATGGTCCCTATATATCTCCCTCTTATGGCTCCCGGATTCCAACCCTTGTCATGCTCTAGAATATCATCCAATGATATATGCTTGTCTTTCGGCATTTCTACCGGCCAATTACACCAATAAAGGCGATGCCGGGTCTGTGCCGATACCAAGGCGCTATCGATCTCCACCGGCTCCACGCCAAGCTCCTCGGTGATCACCCAGCGGTGCTCGTCCCGCATCCGGACGTTCTCGCCCAAGAACAGGACCTTACCTTTGGTCTCCTTCCTTAAATGCTTTACGATGTCCGAGAAGCAAAAGAAAAGCCTTCCACGAGAGTCCATAAATCCCTTACCCTTACCTGAGCTAGAGAAGCTCTGGCAACAGAACCCTCCCATGACCAGATCTATATCTTTCCAAGGGATATCCCATGTTCTCCAGTTATTAACATCCCCTAATTGAATAATATTAGGAAAATGTTTTTGACTTACCTTTATACATGTCTTGTCTATCTCCGAGGCGTAGTAAGTCTCGATAGGTATGCCGGCTCTTTGTAATGCTAGATACCCACATGATATCCCGTCAAATAATGATAATACCTTCATATTGTCTATTGTTTATCTATACAATTCTATAGTAATTATATTATCAAAATGATCTTTGGCTATATCTTCCCCTTCTTTTATAGACATATCAAATAAAGAAGCAGGGTATGATGTTATATAATCATTCGTATTTACAACAACCCTTATTTCCTTACTCTTATCCTTGACAAGCATCAATTCGTCTATCAAATCTTGTACTGTCATATTTTTCTCCGCTTTCATAAATTCCATTTTTATTTACTTTCATGGCCAAAAATATCCTTTTCGGCTATACGTAATATACATTTGTGTATCCCCGGCAAGACCTTAACCAATTTTATACCAAAATTTTCTCCCCTTTTAACAAAAGTCCATTTACCGTATATGACCCCATGTATCATATGTTGTATTATCTCCTTGCTATCTGTCAAAAATACTTGATAATAGATACTATTGAAATCCTTCCCATGATCATCTGCCGGTCTTAATATCATTACGGCGGAGGAGCATCCACGGACGAACCCGTATATCTCAAGGCATTCATCAAACTCATAATTATCGCGTTCCTCATCATGAACATCCTTAACCCATTTACATGATCTCCCGTCCTTAAACGGTATTTTTAACTGTTTCTTTGCCATCTTTTAAATTGTATTATAATGTTATTACCTGCTCATAGGTGAGCGTACCTTTGTAACCTCTAGCTTTTAGTTCCTCGATAAGTTCTCTAGGTTTGAATTTGGCTAGACCCGGGTTGGCAAACACTTTCGTTAATTTACCCCCCCCCATCTGCATTGGTTTTTTTTGGACGATTTGTAGGCATTTACACAATCCTTACAGTAGTATCCAAACCCATCCTTTTGTGATTTGTTCTTATAGAATTTATCTACTGGTAATTCTTTACCACATTTCTTGCATATTTTAGTCTCCATGTCTATTAAATTAAATTATGATTCAATGTTTTCAATCTTAAATTCCCAGTCCATAGCGTCATGCGTTGCTTTAAATCTGTTTCTTTATGACAATTTGGTTCCCGTATTGAGGTATAATGCATAAACCTTCATTCAATCCATTTATTTCCAGTTCCCCAAAATTATTTAGATTTATAATAAACTCATTACCAACCCAATCAAAAACTCGTATGCCATTTTTAACTTCTATTTCATCGTCACCGCAGCGATGATTAATAATATGCACTTTCATTACCTTCGTCCCTGTTGTCCTATATTTATAACTCTCAATTTATCATATTCCTCTGAAAGAATCCCATGATCAAACAATTTGTTAGCGTCTATCTTAAGACTTCTATAATTGTCAGTTATGTTGATGTCACTCCACAAGCTCAATCTTCCCTTATCATCTAATTGCATATGGATAAATCCTTTTGTTATCTTCTTCCCGGCTTTAAGGCGCTCTACGTCTTTATCAGTAATCTTTTTCATACTTTCGATATTTTATCGTTATAATTAAATTCATCTTTCATCCTGATCTTTATACCTCCATATGATAATTCCTTATGAGCTGTGACAAAATAATCAACCGCATCTTCATCTAATAAACTATGCGGGCACCTTTCCCATACAGGACTTTGATCTAGATGATCCCATGTGGCTACAAGTAACCTATTCTTGTCATCATCAATAGCTATTTTGTATGTCCCTGTAGTAGCCTTACGTTTAATGATCGCTCCATTTAACATCTGTTTCTTAGCCCAGCTCCATGAGCCTCTCAACCCAAATGTTCTTATAACCCAGTCATTTATCTTCTTTATTTCAAGTTATTTGTTAAAAGTGTAATATAAATATAAATACATAAATTGGATAGGACTATTCACCATACCCTTATCAGTAGGATCATCGTATTTGTCAAGCCAAAGACGAAGCGCCTCCCAATCGATATCCTTACGGTCACATACCATGCAGGCTAGGTTAGCCCCGAACGGCTCCCCGCCGCCGCTCAGCGACCTGTTAAACCTTTTGGCTAGTCTTTCCTTGAATCCCTTATCATACCATATCCCGGAGGTAGCTGCATAGCAATAATAAGCGTTGTACTTCATTTTCACGCCCATCTTCTCAAACAATGGCGTATGCCATATCCGATCCAGAAAGAACACTATTCCACGATAGATAGAGGTTCGGAGATTCTTCCTGTATTTCTTCCCTAAGAAGCTATCTACACAAGATATAGTCCCGCCTGAATAGTACCAGTTATTGGCGCCTCTCTTGACCTTATCCGTCATCTTGAATTTATTCTTTCTGTCTTCCACCCTATCCCAAGGTTTCAGCTTATCCTCATTAAATGTCGGGCAATAATGATAGTAATGATTAATCCACGAGAGGTAGGGGTTGTATATCGTGTATCCATTATCGCTGACATATGAGTTCATATCATACCCAAGTTCCTTGGCTAGAATAGATCCCTCATCAGCTAATACCTTCAATATCGGATTCAAGTTCCATATCTGGTCTTGACTGACGAACATCGAGTAGCATGGGTCTTCATCCTCTCCATACCATCCTCCCATCCCGCTCACTATTTTATCCAAATCAAGTGAATAATCTTTCCCGGATAAAAAGTCATCTCTAAGGAAAAACCCTCTATATGGAATCATGTCATACACACCCGGTTGATCCTCAAACATATGTTTAGCGTTCTCGGTCAATCTAATCAATGTTTGCAAGACAGAGGATATATCTATGGGTGCATATTCACACCCATAGACCTTATTATTTATCCAAAGATATTGAAGAAGCTCGGCTATATTAATAGTCCCGTCCTCCACATATCCTGTCTTGTTATCGAAGTTTATTTTGGCTAGAGGTATATTACTTCCTTGTGGTTGGTCACTTTTTTCATTACAACAATGCACGAACCTGTCAAAGAATATATCTTTCCAGCCAAAATATTTATCCCTTATCGTCATAAGCCTATTTCTTGTCATATAACGACATGATGTTAATAAGATCAGCTTTTCTGGCCATCCCCTCAAGTTTATTAAAGCCATCCATATTATCTCCACTGACGATAATAGTAGGATATACCTCTATACCGTACTTGGATATCTCCTCCTCCGTGGCTTTGTTCTCCGGGATCTGGTTTAACGTAACCTCACCCTCATACTCCTGTAATGTGTTGGCGATAATATACCGCATGTAGTCGCTGTACTCAGCGTCTTTCTTCGTGAAAAAATCAATTCTTACCATCTCAAATAGTTGTTAATCTATTAATAATCAAATCGGCGGTAAATATAGCATTATCTACCTCATCTATACTCATCTTTCTCCCATCGAAATTGTTAGATAATAAATCCTTAACAATCTGATATCTACGCTGCTCCCAATTTACGTTTACATCAAAATTCAGATTCTTTACATAATCATAATTTAATTCATTATAACTGTAACTGAGATACTTAACTATCGGGAATAGGCTATCATCAATAGTGCGCTTGATTACATTAACGTATTTACCTGTTCTTTTGTCGATAGCTCTTAATCTCTCATCTACTACTCTTTTTCCTGACTCTTCCATTCTATAAGCCCTTTGTTATGTTTATCGTAATATAATAACGCTATGGCGTTCCAGCATACGGCGGATAGATGCATGAATCCCTCCTTATCATATCTCTCCCCTTTCGTATAAGCAACCAAGTGTCTCATGAGTGCACCTAGATAACGATTGAACCCATCAGGTATATCCTGCCATGAGTTATCAGCGTACTTCTTGGCACCTTCCGTATATACCCTCACGATGTCCTCTATCTCAGCCAAAGGAAGGAGATCCCACCGGAGTTTACCGTCGGCCCGGTCGTCCTTCCCCGTCCCGTCCTTGCCTGGCAGCCCACCTCCTTTATTGGCGTCCTCATTCCCATCTGGCTGGATGATCTCCTCCGATAAGGCCTTATTGCTATTCATTACTATCTCCTCCGCCTCATCCTTGTCTATAAGCCGTTCCCTTATAGCTATATGTAGCGGCAATACCTCATCCTCTCCAGCCCACATGAAACCATATCCCTTTGGATATAACGTTGATAATTTCATCGTACCTGTATTATCCGCCGTTCTTTCAACCTCCCAGATCTCACCCTCGCAAAAGACCTTGTCAAATTTATTAAATTCGTATTTCATATCCTTTCCCCTCCCTCTTGGTGTATTCTTATTGCTACATCATCATCAAGTGAGGATAATGCTTTAATATGTAATAATATATCTCGTTCATCGCTCTTATTTTTCCCTGCAATACATGATAAAATATTACCATTCATTTCTATTGTAGCCCATCCTTTTATGACAGGTTCGTGCCTCTTCAGCTTAGCGGCATCTTCTCTCGTTATCCAATATTCTTCAAAGATTATGTCTGGATACATAGCTTTTATTTCCTCCCCGGTTTTATACCACGTTGCCATATCTCATGTTTTTAATTAATAAAACTCGCTTAAATCCCTGCATTCTGGTGTCTCTCCTGTCATAGAGTAAAGCTCACCAGATGATAGATGCACGCAATGAACGGTCTTCCCGTCTATATACTCACTTCGCTTCGTGATCCCACAAATAGCGCAGCGTTGGATCCCCGGACCCGCCTTTATCCATGAGTGCCGTACGCTCCTCTTCCTTGTCCTGTTGGTGTCATTAAGCTTTCTCATGATCAATCCTCCAAGACCGTTACAATCTTATCTTTCCCGATAATAACCTCATTTCCGCTTCTCACATCAAAGCATCTCCCTTCATCTGCCTCCTTGAAATAAAGAGCGCCATTGTACTCGAATAAACCGAAACCGTAATCATCTAGCTTCATCTCGTTAAGTTTATTAAATTTATACACGTTTTTCATATTCTCCATATTATATTGCATTACTGGAAATATCATTATGATACTTATGCCTATTACAAGCAACCCTGTGTAAAACTTTTGTGAATCATATTTTTTCCATCCCTCCATCATCATGGCAAAGGAGATTACTGTTATTATAATAATAGATATCAACCCTACCATATCACATCCTCCTTTCTTTCAAAAATCCCATCATATCCTCCACGCTAAGCTGGAATCCGGCAGCCGCCTTATGGCCTCCTCCACATGGGTTGGCCTTGCGTGCCAGCGCCGAGACATCCACCTCCTTCTTGGTGGTATAGAACGAGCATCTGAAGAATCTGCCGTTCCAGCAAAATGGCATCATCAAATCATGTTTTCTAGGATCGTACATAGACTCGAATGTGGTGGAGTTAAACTCCGTAGTATTCATACATATCGCCTTGTATCCAAATATATCTGCCTCGAATGAGAACATCTTCATTTCTCCTCTGTTTTTCTCGATGATATATTCTATTATGGCCTCGCCATTTCTTATCATATCAGAAACAAACTCGCCATTCGCCTTGTTTAGCACCTCCCTGACCATGTCAACGTCAAGCCCGCAATACCCTCTCATCCCATATTGGAATGAAAGAACGTCACTCCATTCGAAGCGATCATGATCCCATACATCATAAGCGCTCAATAATTTTACCACGTCAGGGGTTTCGATATCATCGAAAAGATATTCCCACGTAAGCTCACAAGCCGCCGTTCCGATACGTCTTTTGCCTTTGACATTATATTCCTTCACAGCTTCTATCGCCGTCTTATGGTGGTCTATCCATGTGACATCTATCCCCTTGTCTTCCCATTCGTCGAATAAGAATCTCGTTCTATCGCCAAATGACACGTCAACTACAAACACCTTATCATATTTATTCACGTCAGGTATTTCCTTGCCGTAATTGTAAGGAAGAAGATCAATGTCCCCTTTGAAATACTTTTTTACTATAGCCGCTGACATTACTCCGTCAAGATCAGCCTCATGATATATACATCCTGTCATAATCTGTTGTTTTTGATTAAAAAATCTATGTATTCTTTTATATCCTTGTTCCTGTCATTATCCCAGTCAAATGTCTCGTTTATGAATTTGAAATACGATACTGGAATCGAATGAAACATCCATCCACAATACTTGCCGAATGTCATCACCGTAGATCCAAGGGGATGATCCGGCCTTCCGGGAACAGGGGCGGCGGTTACGCCCTGCGCCAGCCCCCTCCTACGATCTTTCTTGGCGGCTTTGATATCCAGATCTGTTTTCGTTACCTTATCCCCCATCGGGATATTAGTTATTAGCTTATCGCCGATAAACATTCCCCATCCATACCCCTTGTAGTTCTCTATACTAAGTTTCCTTATATCACCGAACCTTGACGAGTTGTTACAACAATCAACGACCAAAGCACTATCCTTTCCGTCTTTTATACGGACTGCCCTTCCAAGCCACTGATAAAACGACGAGAACGAGAATGTCGGCCTTCCTACTATCACGCAATCCAGACCCGGATGATCGAATCCCGTACCGAGGGCGGAATAGTTGAACACTACCTTCGTCTTACCTGACTTGAACCCCTCGACTATAGCCTCCCGCTGTTTCTTTGGCGTGCCTCCGTGAACCACTTCCGCCATGCCAGCGCATATCTTTGCGTTCATCCATTCGGCGGCGGTATTGCAGCTCTCAACAGAATCCATAAACACCAGTATAGATCTGCATACGTCTTTTAATACCATCAACCGACGTAAAATAAGGTTGTTTAAGCCGTTTTTTCTCACCGCCTCACTAATAGACCCGGCCGTATATTCGGAGCCGTTAGAATTAAGTTTAAGGGCATCTCCATTGAAATCCCATGTCTCATATTTAAGAGGTGTCCAAAATCCTTGCCTTATCATCTCCTCCACCTGTATGACATGGATTAGGTTCTTGAAATATACCGGTCTCATACGAGTGATGAAATTAAGCTGGGAATATGACACCTGCCCTATCGACATCGTTTTAAGCCTGCATGGTGTAGCGGTAAACCCTATCACCTTTTTCGGTTTCAGTTCATTCATGAATGTCATGAACTCACTGCCGTCCTCCGGGCTATACCCGGCATGAGCCTCATCTATCAACACGTTCCTGATCCCCATCTCCTTAAGCTGACCAACAACCTTCTTGATAGACCCTAACGTGGCGTATATCATGTTAGACAGTTCTTTCTTTCCACAGGAAGCGGAGTAGATGGTAGCCGGTATGCCATACGACGTTATCTTGTTGTGGTTCTGTTGCAGCAATTCTTTTGATGGTTGTAAAATCAGCGTCTTATCTCCCATCAATCTAGCCGCCTCTGCTATCAGCAGTGACTTACCGCAACCTACAGGACCTACGATCAATACCGGATCATGTCTATCAGAATTTATGTAATCGGAGATACTTTTAACACACTCCTCTTGATATGGTCTTAATTTGTAAATCATTTGGATTTGTAGTTATCAAAAACGTCTTTTACGTACTCTAGTCTTATAGGGCATTCCCGACCATCATCCATCTTCACCATCAAAGTCTCTTTGGTCTTGCTTATGGCTATCACCTCTCCTACTCCTATCTGGGTATGGACTATATCGCCTAGCTTTATATTACATTTGATCATGGTCAAGCTTTTTATTAAATTCCTCTATCTTGCTCCTATCTGTCTCATTCACCATCTCAGCCTCTTCATTGAATATGTCATACCCTTCCCGGATATTGTCGCCAACCATATTCTCTATCATCTCCCTTAGCTCATCGCTTCTTACGGCAAAAGATATCTGGAATGATTTACTTGTGCCTTTCATCAGGTAATCAATCTCCTTCTTACATTCTGCCATTAACCGATCCAGATTATCGAACTTAACGAACTTGGAGTTGCCATTGGCTTTTCTTACCCCATCCTTGAAATCCTCCAATATCCCGTTAAATACATCCGCCATACACATCATGGAATGTAGCCATACCAGCATATTGAATTTATATTCATTATCAGCATTATTCATCAAGCCTATCAAAGACTCACTTTTTGTCAACATGATTTTAGATTCTCGATCTACGATATCCTTTATCTCTTGCCGGTATTTCATGGCGCCAACGAAATCCATCTTAGAATAACATTCATTTGATTTCTCTACCAATTTCCTGATATCCTTTCTAGACATCAGAAGATCCAATACCTGTTTTTCTCTTTCGTTTTTATCCATAATCATTTATTTATTGACACAAATATAATTAAAGCCTAGATATTTACCTAGGCTTTTTAATAAAGTTAATCTTTTTTATTCTTTCTTTTTGACTCATCCCAATCCGATGAATACCTACATGTGTTTTGTTTGTGGATTGAGAAATCGCACCAAAAACACAAGGGCTTGGGGCGGGGTTCAAGGCAGGCCGGCTGGCGTCCCATGAGGTAGCGCTTCTCGTACTTATACCCTTGTTTGGCATCGTCCCAAACGTGAGCTTGATAGCTATCTATTTTATTTGTCTCGAAATCATACATATCAAGGAGAATATCGTTAAGCTCCTTGACCGACCTCTCTACTTTCTCCTTATCTACCTTCACGTTCTGATTGTCCAGCATGCGGGTAAAGAAATAGCTGCACATATCCGGCAATACCTTGTACTTTCTCAGTATGTAGAAGGCGTATATCGGATGCTGGAGATTATGAAGCAGCTTGTCTTCATCGAATAACTTTCTCCCGGACTTCCAGTCTATCGTATACATGGCTATCCTGTCCTTTGTCTTATACTCTCCACGCCAGTCCACCGATCCTATGATATGCACCTTATCGTACGTCACGCCATCCAAGGTAAGTGGCTTGGGTAGCTTATAGGGCAGGACGAAGCTCTCCTCCACGCCGGCCGGTCTCGACCCCCGGACCACCTTCTCCATTGGCGTAAGATCAGACCATGCCTTCTTATAATTGCCAGCAGCATCCTTCTCAAACAACCCCACAATCCATCTTATTAGCCTAGCCGCATGTTGCATAGACTCGATCTGGGATTTTACGCTATCAAAAGGGATCTGTTCTATATCGGCGTAGTAATTGAAAGCCTTACTCATATCCTCATAAGAAGGTCTGCATCCGTTCTTGAAGAAATACTCCATTGTCTGGTGGATAACCGTACCATATGACGTAGCTTCGTGCTTTTCCGTGGATCTGTGACCCTCCACGTAAGTCTTATACCATTTATATGGGCACTGGATGAACGTGTCTATCTGCGAGTAAGAGGCGGCGAGAACCTTCTCTCCGTTTATAACCTTACATAATAAGTTATTCTCCGGTATTACCATAAAGCTTATCTATTTTTATGTCATGTCCGTATAAGTCCATTAACAGGTTTTGTAGATGGTGAAGATTCTTAATCTGAATAGGATCGCTTAGATCGTCTTCCAGATCCCTAAGCCCAAGATAATACCCATCATCAAAAATCTCTATAGATATTCCATAGCCTCGATATACATCCCGCCCCTTATCACGCTTGAAATAGATAGTATCAAGTATATTATCATCTATCTCAATAGGTATGACATCATCTTCCCCGGAATACCATTTCATTATCCCATCATCAACCTCACATTCAAGGATCAATGACTTACTTTCATTACGCATACCAGTAACGCACCCTACTCTCCATATATTGCCAGCCTTGTCTTTTACAAGATCCCCTATCCTTAGTTCTTTAGCCGAAATCATACTCGTCCTCCTCGTTGTAATCGTCATCGCAATCATCGACAAGAGGGGTCTCTAGCCCCTCTTCCCAATCATCATATCCGAAGTCCATTACTTACTCTCAAGCCAATCGTACAACATATCCACAAAAATCCCTACAGTTAGTTCATCGACAGATTTATCGCCAAAGACATCATCCGGTATCCTTATATCCATCTTTTCTTCAATCCCTATCAATACCTCTAATAAATCAAATGGATCCATAGCTAGATCGGATGACAAATTACTGTCTTCTCTTACATCGTCAATTACCTCTATATTATTAATGTAATTGAACTCATGCATTTTCTCGAATATCTCTTCCCTCACTATCTCCAATAACTCATCTCTTTTCATAATCCTTTAAATAATTGTACAACATATTTGTAAGCTCTCCTACCGTCAATTCGTAATAAGGCTTGACATCAAGCACTTCATCAGGTATACATCTACCAGTTCTCTTCTCCATTTCCATTACGACTTCCACGAAATCAAGGGAATCCAAGGCCATATCCGCGCCCAGCTCATCATTATTGGTTATCGATTCAGGATGATTAAGCCCATTAAATTCACCTACCTTTTCGAATATCACCTCTTTTATCATTCTCAATAATTTATCCTTTTCCATAATCTAAATCGACATTTTCAATCTTCTACCTAATTCTTTTTTTATATCCGATATCCTTTCGATATCCATCTTAACATCGCCTGTGATAGCGTATTCCTTATCCATTCTCTTTGGGGGATCCGGAAGCCGGCTTATGGCGAACAACCATGCCAGCTCCTTGTTCTTGTTCTCCCTAAGATACAAGTCAGACGTCATGCCATACATTTTTATGATCGTATCGAATAACGTTGATTCCGATAAACTCATATGCACGCTATACACATTTGATGGTTTCCAGATCAAGTTATCCAATCTCATCGTATATTCACGTTTAAGATCTATGTGAGATATTACGGCCCTTACTATAGGTTCTTCCTTGAAGTTGGTGTTAGCCACAAACCAGATAAGCCTTTTTTCCACCTCCTTGATAGCTCCTGTATCCTTACCCATATCGTTATATACCCCAACGATACGGTCCCGGATCCCCTCGACCTCCGGTGTCAGACCGGGTGTCTCTATCAGCATCAGCAGCGACCCTCCCCTTGGCGTTATCTTCCACTTCCCATTCTTCTGAAGCTCGATATAACCAGATGCTTTATAACTATCTATTTTCTCCTTTGGAATGACGCTAGCCATCTCCTCTTTCTGCCGGATCATCAAAAGATACCCGACATCAGACATCGTTAATCCTGATGTCATCATCTGTTCAAAATTTATATACATAAGCTAATGAGTTAAAATATTGACCTGATCTTTCTGGCTACCCTCTCGACTATATCTGGATGATCATTTCCGTTATATATATCTATTAGCGTATCTATTATATGTAACCTTATGTTTTTCTTTGATGAATGAAACCAAAAATCTCCATTTTTTCTGTTTACAGGTTTGAACATCTTCAGTTCTGGTATAAGATAACACGCCACACATGATCTTTCAGCAAGTGATAATTCAACCGCTGCCTTTTCTATTGCTCTGCACATAAATGTATAATTATCATTCTTTATTAGATCGTAAGCTCTTCTCAACACCCTAAGGGCGTCTGCTTTCGATAATCTCTTTCCCTTTTTCATACTGTTTTACTGTATAAGATTCATTAGCCATACCAACTCTACCAACTGATATAGATTGATTTATAGATTGGTTAAGATGCCCTACAACCGACATCTTAGCCCTAACCGTATTGGCGCATCTTAGAAGGATTCGATAATCCTCTAACGCCCTCTCGTATCTTACGTCCACCCTAGCCCTTTTATCAGCATCAGTCATGCTCTTACATGTTCCGTCCTCCCTCAGGCTTATAGCGATCTTGTCCCGTATGATTCTGATATCATCCTCGGCTATCACCAGTTCGGCGTCAAGAACCCCCTTGTATGAGCTAAGAAGATCCTCCACCGCCACAACTTCCCTTTTTAGGTTCTCCAATTCCAATATCATTGAGTTGTCATTTATCCTTTTATACTCCTGTACTTTATTGGATACCTCATCACAGATACTCATGATCTCCTTTTCCCGTTCCCGATTTATGATATATCTGATGCTGTATTTAGCCATTTCCTTCAACGAGGATATAATTTCCTTTATCCCCATCTTATCCTCAACCGACAATACGGTCTTCAAGAACATTTCCAGCACCTTTATCACTACAAGCAAGTAATTATGTCTCAATCTCATGTCAATAAGGTGTTTCGTCATGTACTATATTGAAATCATCACTAGGCGGTATATATTGTTGCTCCAACGGGATACTGGGAGGCGGGGGCGGCAGCGTCACCACGGTCGTGTCCGGCTTGCCGCTACCCACGGGGGCATCCGAGCCTCCTGGTCTTTCTTGGCGCACCACCCCTCCATCAGGATAATATCGCTCATATCCTTTCATGATATCTACATGTATCGCATCAATCTCCTCTAATGACCGTTGACGGACCTTTACGATATGATGGAATAATAATCCATCCACACGGAAGGATCGTCTTGACTCGCTCTTGAAACGTTCCAGATTAGGATACCATCCTTGCGGAAATTGCATGTATGAGGAGTATCCATATCTCCTTGGGATATTCAACACTACCATGGCCGTACATAACTGCCCCAATGAGTCAGACTGATAGAAATCAGACTGCCTTGGCATATGATCCTTCGGATCACGTCTGCCCTCTATTTCTCGATTGAGTTGCGATACGATAAGGAAGAAGATGTTTGGGAACGTTCTTTTGGCTATATTGCACATATTCATCAAACTATCTATATTCCTCTTGGCATCACCCGAACCTTGTATAAGAGCTGTATGGTCTATGGATACAAATACAATTTTCTTATCCTTGTTCGCCGGCATATATACATTCCATAGAAAATCTTTAAGCTCATCAACTGTTGTAGGTATGGGTATATACGTTATTCTGTTTGAATTTTCTTGTTTAAGACATTTTTGCATTTCCAGCATCTCTTCTTCATCCATTTTACGAAGGAGGATATCTTCTATGTCTTTGTTCATTTTTTTTGATAGTGAACGTAATACCAAGTCTTCCGGATTCATCTCGAACTCACATCTTAACCATACATAATCATCCGCTTGTGGGTTGATATTAACATTCATCACATTGTTCATGATTTTCTGTGCCAAATAGGATTTGCCAACCCCTGGTCTAGCTCCTATGGCTATCGCATGTTGAGGGTAAAATCCACCCAGCAAAGCTTTATCTAGATAAGGATATCCAGTACGAGCCGGGAGAAGTTCTCCCGACTGGTATTTCATTATCCTCTCATAGGCATCCATGATAATTTCCTTGGACGTCTTCCATATCCTATTATCGTTCATCCTCGCGCGTTTCTATCGCCAGCCGTATCGGATTTAGATCCTCTGTTAGCTGATCTTGATTTATATCTTAACCCCTTAGCCGTATGGCATAGGTCCTTCCCTTTCCGATAAGCCTTACCCTTCAGCTTATCGGTCTTGTAATTCTTACGACCCAACTCCCGTCTCTTGGCTTTTTGCTCAGGTCTGGCGTTGATCTTCTTGTCCGTCTCAGCCTTCTTCTTTCTGGCCTCCGGATGTGTCCTATAGTATTCAGTCGATCTCCCCATTCTCGCCCTCCTCGTCATAATCATAATCTTCTACGATAATATCCTCTCCATCTAAATATGAGGCTTTATCTCCGAGTCTGCTTCTCATGCTCTCGTAAGGATCATCCCCATCTTTTATTTCCCACACACATAAGTGCGGACCTATTATATCAATAAGCATGTTGGCCTTATCCTCGCTTATGCCTTTTTCTATCATCTTATCTCTGCATTTGTAAAAACCACATGTCTTGTTAAACACTGATCCTCCTACATAAAACCCTGTCTGTTTGTGAATGAAAATTACTTTCATGTTCTGTCAATTTTTATTAATAATTATTTTTTGTAATCACCGTAACTCATGTCAGCGTCACACACCACCAAGTCAGTTACCTTATCCACTACATGGAATAGATGCTCCGGACATCCGTGGCATGCGCTACCGCCTATCGCTATCGCCTTATGCCTAGGGCAGTTATTCCCCCTCCCTCCATCATATATCTGTATCCGATTATCACTATATGCCTTGATATGTCTCATGATTTTAAGTAATGATGACAAAGACATCTTGTAAGGGGATATATGCTCCTCCGGTATCATAAGCTCACCGGATAGTTCTTTGTAAAGATCATGTCTATCCTGTCCTGTTTTTATTAAGAATACGTTGATCTCGGTCATTACCATATCCATAGACCTAAGGAGATCCGGCTTGGCTAACCTACCTACAGGTTTACCCGTAGAATCGGATCTCATCCAAGCCCCACACTTCTCGCACCCAACTTGCTTTCCCTCCACCGTATTTATCATAGTGGATGGGGCCTTGCAATACGGGCATACGGATCCGTTTAACATAGCTTTCTGGGCTAAAGATAGCTCTCTCATGCCTTTTCTTGTATTTTGACATTAAATAGATCACAGAATCTATTAAAATTCCTGTTCTCTATTCTCATATCCTCCTCATACCTGTCAACTGATTTGATGAAATCATTATAACAGTCCTCGCACATCCATTGATTGATTACTGCTACATAATAGCCCACGGATGTAGGTCTGTTACACATATCGCAAATACCTAAGCACCCATATCTGGTGAGCTTATCCATCATCTCCTGTCTTGTTATTTCAAGCACCTTGAATTTCTTGTAATTGTCAACTACCTTTGCCATTGTAAATTTGTTTAATAATAAAATAATCCGCTATATCCATTCCCTCATTTATATTGGGTTTTGATTCTAGAAAATTACTTATCTCTATATTCATCCCCCTCATATCCTTGTCTACCTTCTTTCTCCATTCGTTGAAAGCGTCGCCCTTATCCGGGTACAGGACTATCCGCCTCCTACCCAATGTCTCTATCATCTCCCTTTTCAGCATATGGATACCGCCACAGGCCATAAACAACCTACTAGGGTACACAATGTTACAGATAACAGCCGTCTTCTCTGACTCTACTATATACACCGGAGCGTCATTGGGATAGAAGTTGATAAGAAACTCCCCGAACAGGCATTGCCTAAGCAGGTAATCCTGACCGTCCAGTATATGCACCCAACATACATGATCCATGGGAACCTTTACCCTCTTCCCGTCAGGCCCGTAGTCCATTATCTTCCCGGTCCGCACTACCCAATTCTTATCCAGTTGCCAGAACACGCAGCACTTACCCCAGTCCCCGAATCTCATCATCCCCACCTTATACAAGCTAAATGCCCTATTGGTATGATACGATCCGAAGATATTGGATAGATAATCCTGAAGATCGGATGTCTCGAAAGGATTAAGCGTCTCAAACATCTTGCTTACCGGAATGCAGTTGGCTATATCCGGATCCATAGGAGGTCTGTACCTCCTTAATACTTTGTTTGAATCGGTAAAAAGATCATTGTTCCCAAGTTCGCTCCCTGTTGGATATTTAAAGTAACCACATTTATTTTTATGATCACACACCCCAAACTGCTCTCCAACGATCTGACCGGTGGTTACGTCCACGTACGGCGTAAAACACTTATCCTTGCCGCATTGCGGGCACGTCAGCTTCCTCCTTGGTTTGCTATGATCCAGCTCATACCGATGAACGCTCTTATTGAACTCCCTAAATTCCATCACCCTCTCCTCTCATTCATGACTCTATATATATAGTCCCTCAGCGGCTCTTTCCTTACCAACTTATTAACATCAAACTCGCCTTCTATATCTAAGGATCCGATTCTTGATGTAACCGTATAATTAGTTTTCTCGAACTTATACTTTCCTTGAAGATATACTACGGTAGCCATATTCAATATAGGGTTGTCAGTCTGTCTCTTCAACTTATATTGGCTGGTCTTTGCGGTAGGATCACCCGGAGCGAAGTTATATATCTCCTCTATCTCCAATATCTTTCCGTAGTTCTCCAGCTCTTCCGATCTATATAGCTCAAGCTGGAAAGCGTACTCGTCATAGAAATTACCTTTCCTGTTTGATTTGAAGTCCAATATAGCGAATATCCTCCTACATCTTTTTACTTTCTTTTTCTCCATTTTAGGTTGGCCTTTCTTGGCTCCCACCTTATAAAGCTCTCCTGTCTCGACCTCTATCTCCACCATCTCCGGCTCGCTATCCATCTCCACCACGGCGTCCACCGAAGAAGCCACCTTCAATCTGCTTGACCTCAGCATCTTTTCGATCAATACCGGTTTAACATGTCTTTCCTTGCAGAATATAGCGAATGATATCAGATCCTCTATCAGCTCATCAATGTTATCCACTAATATCCGCTCCATCCTATACTTGTCTATTCTTAGCTTGGCTTCCTTGACCACCTTCCTGATCCATGTCGGGATCAGCTTTATGTTAACCCCGGTCAGATACAACCCAAATAGATAATGCATGATAGTACCCAGATCAGCCCTGTAGTTAGCGTACTCATCAGGATCCTTACCCTTGAGCCTCATCTCATTCTTCCACTTCTCCAAGGCTCCGGACGTATCACAATACCCATTGGCGATATTGTTAGTGGCTCCATCGTATATGATAGGATACCCATCAACATCCATCTCATAATACACACGTTTGCCGGCTACAGTCATTCTATATAACACAGGTGTCGGGATATCCTTTATCCATTCAGCGGCATAATACTGTTGCTCTGTCTCCAGATCATACTCAACCTCCATCTCCTCGTTAGGCTCGTTTTTAGGCTCTTCAACAGGCTTTTCCTCCTCAACCATATCTTTCTTTGGGACCGTTGATAAAACGTCTAATATGCCAAAGAAAGCGGTAAATTTAGGATCTGTATGATATGATCTTAATACTGGTAATGATGATCGCCAGTAATATGATGACCGATGCTCGTCCGCTATCTTACCTAAAGCCGACCATTCCACCTCCCCATCATCCGCAATAATCACATTGTGTCTCTCGGATAAACGAACTCTCATGTCATCAAACGGCTCTTGATCGCTTATGACTTCCATGATCGTCCCATAACTATATACTGTGTCACTTATAGCCTTATATCCTAGGTCTAAAAGTAATCTTTGTTTTCTTCTATCCATGATAATAATCTGGTTTTTAATTTACCATCCTCCTCGACTTTAGGTGCGAGATCCCTCATCCTTCTGGCTGCCAACAGCCATACGTTGCCAAACTCGTCCAAGAGCCGGCTGAAATCCATCGTATCTAATAGATAATCGAATCTTGTATGCTCATCAGCCGTCAAGTAGATAATGTTATCATTATCCTCAGCAACTGATTTATATTTCCGTTTAGGGTATAAGTGGCATATGTTGCTTACCCCCGGGCATGGTATGTATGCGCCGGTAGCAGATCTCCTTGTCATACTCAATCTAGCCACATGGGCGCCAAAGAAAACGGCTAGGCTCTTCCCCTTTGGCTTGGCCTTCACCCGTATCGCCGCCCTTTCCTTTGGCGGTAGCTCCTTGGCTCTGCACGCGGGACACAACCCCTTACTCCTTATGGTTACCATCCTCCCACATCTCTCACACGGTAACATCCTACCTCTCATGCCTTTTTCTTTTTATAACTTTTGTTGAACTCCATAAGGCTCATAGCCCTATACCTCTTAAGCCTATTAATCTTACCCTCAGTCCAATCTTGATCCTTGAAGTTGATGATCGTATCGAATATCTGAGCTAGTTCCCGGATATTAAAACTCCTGTTTTGTATCTTCTTATAGAACCCCGATCTGCTATATCCTAATTTAGAAGCTAGATAAGTTTTGTTAGACAATGTGAGGATACGATAAATCGTACCCTCCATTTTACTTATCTCCATCAACTTCTCGGCTATGGACGACGTGGTTTCGTAGCTAGCTTTACTGCCTACTATCCTCATTTTTCTCCGGATTCCTGATCTTACCATCAAACTCGTAGAAGTCCATCAGTTTCTTCTCTTCCTTGATACAAGTGACAACGAAATCTGATATGGTTCCTTTCATGCCTTCCTCGAAATTCTTTTTGGCATGATCAAGGTCATTGGCCCGAACGATGTAGTTAAACGCCTTGCGTTTCTCATTGTTCGATTTCTCGTCTATCGTAATATAATCAGCCGTGACCTTATAGAACCGGTCTCCATCCATGGCAAACAATTCCGCTATCCTGAATCGTTTGATATCAACGCTAAACTCACCGGAGATGAATGGCTTCATCTCCTCTATGATTCTAGCCTCACATTCGGTATAAGAAAAGGCATCTACTAAATACTCTTCCTTTACCTTTTTCTTCATGCCGTTTTCGGCATCGGTCTCATAAGAAACCGTACATTTAAACCAATTGTGCATTTTAATCTATATTATTGTTAAACAAAGGATAATCTTTTATTCCTTCACGAATATATCTTTCCGTATCATCATCCACGCCATAAGCCTTCTTGAAAAATATCATAGCCTTGTCCGTATCATTATCCACCAGTGGTAGATATTCCCTTACAAAAAGCGACCTAAGATAGTTCATATTATCAATCCTATGTCTTATATCGGCTACTTTATCCCATATCTCGGCCCGAATCTTACTCATTTTCTTCATATTTCTCTCATATCTCTCCAGCTGGTCTTTATATTCCGCCTCAATCTTATCGTTCTTATCCTTGATAGACTTATAGGTCTCCTCGTCTTTCGTATCAAACATCGGAGTATGTTTGATATTAATTATATCCAATTTGCTGTATAGCTTTTCATTGGATACGGTGAAATCATATCTAGTCCTGTACAGATCAAAGTCACTTAAGAACTTAGCTATTTTAATAGCATCATCCTGATCAAGAACTGCTATATTCAATCCTTCTAAATAGTAGAAGAAATGGGATGGAGAAATAGGTTTACAGTCATATGTCCTCATGATTGGAGGCTCATCCATAAACCTGACACCTTCCTCCGCACATCTTATTACGATCAATTTCTCTACCTGCTCATCAGTAAGATCATATATCTCCTGATCGGTCATCTTATCAATTGTCTTCATCATCCTCATCCTCCGATATCGTTATAGCCTTTGTAAACTTTTGTTTATAGACCTCACCCATAAGGCAGGCGAAAGTCCTATCATTCATACTAGCCATGGTATTGGCCTCTACCATAAGATTCATCTCGATGTTCTTTACCGAGATTTCATAGTTATCATCATCTTCTTTATAGAAGATGACTTTACCACCATACTCGAAACCATCATCTTCGATCTTAACCATATCGATGATCTTCTCCAATTCCTTTACAAACTCACTCTTTTTCATATATGTAATTTTTATGTGTCTACAAAAGTAGACATTTTGTTTTTGAATTAAATTAAATAAACATTATTAATAGTTAATACGCTTAGGTGATTATATACCATTTTACACTAAAATCGTAAAATGGTATATAATCACCTTATCCTCCATATATCTTAAGCCCTTTTATATTGTATTTGCTTATATCCATACACAAATTACACCCTCCATGACAACAACACCACGAGCAAAAGGCTAGTCGCTCCTGCTCCGGCCTACCTTGAAACTCCACTGCCGCCCTATACCATGCCGGGGATAATACCCTGACCTTCTCCGGTACGGGCGGTGTCATGAGCACCGATCGCCGCCTTCCTTTGGCATCCTCCCTACCTCTCATCTGGATTATCTTTTAACAGTTCAGCTATCTTCTCATCCTTCAACATATTTTGCTTTCTCATGTTATCTACGATAAAGGCAGCGAACGCCATATCATACCTTTTCCTTAACTCATTGACAAAAGATTTGGCTTTTGATTCTACCATTGTCTCGATGTTGCTGTCTACAACTTTCTTCATCCTGCCTCTTATAAACTCGTCTATTGTCAACTCCTCATCCATATAATCTAACCTGAATCTATATTTCTTCTCGCTGGCGTTCTCGACAAGATCGTTCATTGATTCTCTCGCTATATCCTCAATCTTCTCTGATATCGGATTGGATATTTCCCTCATTAACTCATTCTTGAACTTTTCTTTAAGCTCATGTACTACGGCTAACCTGACCGAGCTGGTAAACTCCTCTTTCAACGTCGCTTCATTGTATATAGCTTCCTCGAATACATCTTCCAAATTTAATTCTACTTGAATTTTCATATCATTATATTTTAATAAAATATAATTATCATGTATTATTTCCCCTCATCTTTTAATATTAATTTCTTCCCGATCTTTTTAATTTTTGTCGGTCTTGATAATCGATAGTCTCTTTCTATCGGTCTATTAAGTACATCATCCTTGTGCCCCTTGTATCCTTTCTCGTAAGCACTAACCCTTGCGCAAAACTCAACCACATCGCCTGGCGATAAATCAGCACCACTAAATCCTTTTGTTAAATCGAACCACAAATGATCTGATACTATTTTGCTATCAAGTGTCACATCTTGTAAAAGCATCGTTTTTACAGGTCCAATGTATCCATTCCTAAATCCAAATCTAACAAAGGTTGCTGTAAACACATGGCGTCCTTTTGATCCTATTGTTCTCAATTCTTCTCTCATCTCCTTTCTTATTTTTTATTCATAAAACCAGTAATTTTCTTCAAATACCCTTTTGTCATCTCAATAAAGTTCACGCAATCCAGCTTGCTCAACTTGTAAATCAAAGCCGGGTTATGAATTACGGCTATAATTTGTGTTTGCGGTTTATGAAATGACAATACCTTGTACAGATCCATGATATTGTCAATATCTAAATTCCTGTCCGGCTCATCCATAAGGATTGTATACTCAAAATCCTTCTCCATTAATACCACATGATTGTCTTTGTAGTATTTTAAAAGATTGTCGATCCTGTTTGCCCAGAACTCATTTGACTTTTTCTTAAATTCCATAAGCTTCTGTATCGGAAACGCATACTCATCTTGGTTAAACACAAAATCAAAGAGCGAGTTCATGGCATGAAGGTTCTTCTCCCCAGAGGACCTAGATGCTCCATTCATATACAAACTTAAATTATTGATATTATCCAATATATCATCCTTTCTCATTTCAGTTTGCTGTAGGAGATGGAATACCTTCCCGATATAATCCGACTTAATACTGATCCCGTCAAGCACCTTGTCATCATCAAATATATCCGGGAAATACAATGCTTCTGACGGTAATTCAGAACACATCTTTTTCTCGCACAACATGTACTTCGATATCATATTCAGAAGGGTTGATTTCCCGCTCCCGTTCTTGCCTACAATCACATTCACGCCGGGCTTGAATATAAACTCAGAGCCATTTTTGAACGCTTTTATCTTTGGGATATATTTAAATGGAGTCTTCTTGTTGTCGTCTATCCTTATAGAAGTTATCATCTTATATGATTTTGTGTTTAATTATTTAAGCCTTTCATCAATCGCCAAATCAAATATCTTATCAAGACATTTCCTCATCTCCGCCGCCCCGATGATCGCCTTTCGATTCCCGAACGAGAGCCACGAAGTAATGAACCCACTGACCTCCGCGTCCCGCCCGGAATACCGCCTTGGGAACTGGACGGGATCGCTGGCAATAAAGTCGGCGGTTTCGTATTTGTCCGCCATGCATTTCGGCATGTCTACAAATTTGTCATTCATTGTTTATCCCTTCATTTGTTCGCATGCCAATCTTTCAAGTTCCGGTGTAACGTTGGTATTCATTATGCCTTTCAAGCAAGGGCATTGTCGCCAGACTATATCATAAATCTTTGACAATTCAATCAAAGCCTCATTGTTTGATTCAACTGTCATAATCCAATTGTCCGGCGATATCTCTATCTCCCTGCATGGTATTTCTTTCTTGCCTTTTGGCATATATCCGTTCTGATAGTCTTTTACATTACATCTACCAAAATATCTTCCAGTGAGTATTCCGTTTTCGTCCGTCTCAAACAACCCTCCTATCCATCCTATCTTATGGATGTTCTCCGTCCACGTTCGAGTGGCGAATAAAAACTTTTTTACAGGAACTTTTGAAAATGCATCAACATCATGGATACTCCCGTCCGGCTCTTTGAATATCGATGATTTTCTTTTATTCTGGCAACTCCTGTCTAAGCCTATTTTTTCCCATTCGCCATCGTCAAATCTCAAAGGAGAGATTATATCAAAACTGCAAAGTTTCTTGACGAGATTGATTTCAAATGGTGCCGAGAATCCGCTGTTACCATGAGAAGAGAACAGCGCGACAGCTTCTATTACCTGTTCGCGCATCCATTTGTTAGGACCGTCCTCTTCTTTGCTATATCCGGCTAATTCCAATTCTCTTATCGCATGTTTACATAAATTACTGTTTGCGATAATATACCGAAGAGCCTTCTTGTTGATAAGGCTCTTCTTGCTCATTTTCTTTACAATTCTTCTACTCTTTTTCATGTTTAATGTTATTTAATGTTTTAATCACCAATCTCCTCTATCATTCGTATTGTGCCATGACCATCTGTTTCGCGAAATCTTTGTACGCCACTATTTTTCGCAGGTTTGCTCGCATTCGTATTTCCCCGATACCGCCGACCGGAGACAAGGCGCCTGTATTAACACCTCTTCCCATGTTTATTCCTCCTTGTTATATAATTGCTTGTTTTTATATTCCAACATCCTTCCCATCCTCTTTAACCCAATTAACTGTATCGCAATACCAACAATACCCTGTCTTGGAATCCTTTTTATGAGAATGGGATCCACATGTGGCGCACCAATAATTATCATCCATATTGTATGTATAACTTTCATCCTCATGCATTTTGGCTATTCTAGCTACCCTATCCTCCAGCAGATCCTTTAGATAATGGCATTCATAAGGTCTATCCTCTTCCTTTAATATATAAATATCGATATCCATCATGCTCCCCATCCTGTCCGTACACATACACTCGGCGGCATGGCGCACGTTCCCTTCCGGCATCCCCGGAACTATCTCCCGGATCACCGCCTCCATCTTCTCTTGGTATTCGGTGTCTACCTTGACCACCAAATCCTCTAATTTATCTATTAAACTCATGATCTTTTTACTTCTTTGTATATGACATCTGTATTGTCTTCCCTATCTATATTGCAACAACAAGAATACATGCAGTAATAACCCCTGTTATTAAATACACATCCATCACAACTGCTATCATCAATCTCTATTACCTCCAATTCTATTTTCTCCATGCCGGTATTATATTTAAATATACTACCTATCTTATGATATCCTATATCCTTCAAATACCTTATATGATTATTTTCGTTAAATAATCGGTTGATAAATACATCCATTTTATCGTTTAGACCATTTTTATCTAATAACCCCTCGCACTCATTTTTATTAAATCCAAAGGATATCATAAAATATTTTGCCATATCAAACCTTTCCAGTTCCACCAATTTTTGTATGCATAGCCATATTCCTTGTCTTATGCCTTCTTCTTTGGCTTCTTGCACTCTATCTCCCATATTATTTTGTATTAATTAAGTAACAATATTTCTCTTCGCTCTATTTTGATCATTGATGGATTATCGTCATGATCATACCAATATAGATACCATATACCTCCTCTATTGGCCTTCCACATCTTCCCTTCATATTCCCCCGATGGGATCGTTACTGAATATTCTCTAAGACCCTCAAAGGTTTGTTTGGTCATTAAAGCGTATTCCTCATCAATTTCTATGTATCTCCTATGGGGCTGTTTCCATAACATCCCACGTTTGTCTGTTATCTTAGGTATTATATTCTCTCCATTCATGATGCTTTGTAAATTATGTATTAACTATTGTATATCTAACACTCTCCCCATCTTCCCTTTCGCATCCCAAGCAACCTGATTTTACGCAATCATATATATAATTTTCAAAAGCGCATCCCGAACATCTATCACACTTATCTACTCTTAATGTCATTTCAGACATACCAACTTTATAGTTAAAGACTTCCCCTATTTTATGATACTTAATATTTATACATATAGTATCGTTTTCACTTATAGTACTGCCTTCACTTATCATATTCTCACGTCCAAACATATTGTCAATAAACTTAATCATCTCATCATTGAATGATTCGCTTTCTTCTTGCAGCTTCCTACATTCATCCTCGGTCAATCCACAAGAAGATACCAGCTCCTCCGCGGCTTGCGTCCATCGCCCGTCGTGGGCTAGCTCCTGAACCGCCAGCCATATCCCTTGGTTCATGCCCTTCATTCTTACCTTATCTAAAATATCCTTATTCTCCATATCCTCAATCATTTAAATTCTTGTTTATTACAACAATCTCTATATCGTTTAACATCTTATCTTTTAATACTTTCTCTACCATTCTTGGAATGACATTAAAATCTCTGTTTTTAAGCTCATTCTCCACCATAGCCTTAATCCACCGCTCTAAATTATTATCATTCCCGTAAGTATTACGTATACACCTCTCAACATATTGTCTTATATCAGATCTAATTGCATTGATTATATCTTCCTTCGTAAGCCCAAGCTCATTATGGATATAATTCTTTATCGCTTTATATTCTTTACTTGTTTTTGTACTCATATTTATCCCTCCTATTCAGTCATTTTTTTAACAAAATTTTCCCATAACATATCAACATCATCGTAATGTCTACAACAAGCATTCTGTATTCTTTCTATCAACGGGATAAACCATAACTGAGTTATTCCGTAACGAGTTTGAATTATTCTGCATAGGTTTATTTTTATTATCTCCATGTCATCAATACTAGGAGATGTGTTGTTATCATCACATCTATCTAATATTGTTTTAATTGTATCCAAATAATGATCCATGTCTTAAATTGTTAATTATATTACCATCTCCCATTTCTCGGCGTAAACAGTATCTCCCCTGTCCTCACCCAATGATTCCAGTTATTTTTAAGTTCATCAATATCATACGCCTCAGCCGACTTACCGTTATCAGATCTTTTTATGACCGACATAACACTTTCCGCTTGCACGCACCAATGACTATAACAGTCTGTCCCGCACCCGCACGCCGTGGCTCTCCCGTTATCGAACTCCCAGACCAGAGGCCGGAGGCCGCATCGTGGACACGGCAACCATTCCATTGGATTCTCCGGCTCCTCATAAGCATCAATACACTTGTACTTATATCTCTCTACCATTATGATCAACCACTATAGAATTGATTTAATCCTTCGATCCCTCATCTCATTCTTATCCTTGAACATCATTATCCTATTAACAATCCCATCCGATTCCATGTACGTCGAGAATCCATGTATCCTTAGATATTGGATAGCTGATAATGATTTCTCTAATATCTCCTTATATTCCATATCTGTTTTAACTGCTTTCCCCATGATCTTTTCCCTCCATTTCTTCTAATATGATTTTAACCAGATATACTACCTCGTCTATCTGGTCGTAATAAACATTCACCCCATCAACTTTATCATTGTTTTCATCATATCCATCAACCATCAAATTATCTTCCCCCGATAAATACACGGATGTTATAGATAAACAAATCAACCCAATATCGGTAAAGACCCTTATTTCAGCCGGAAAATCATCTACATGGGTTCCGCTATCCATGTCAAGATCAAGTCTCCCTGTTCTCTTGATCAAATCAACCATAGCTCCATAAGCTACTACGTTCGCATTTAATAGCATTTTATTTAATGCATTTACTCTTTCTACGTCCTTCATAATCTCTAACCCCTTTGTATTACATTGTTATACGTTATCCTATTATCTTGAATCACTTTCATGAAATGATCTTTAGTATAAGCAAAATACCCCAATAATGGCAAGCATGATTATAAGCCAGATGAATGCGCTTATAAGACATCCCTCACCAAGATTACCCATATCCCTAAAGAATAAGTAATTAAAAAATATTTTCATTCTATTCATAATAAACTTTATTTAATGCGTTTATTCTTTCTACGTTTTTCATATCCCCCCCCCCTTGTATTACATCGTTATACGTTATTCCGTTATCTTGAATTAGTTTCATAAACTGATCTTCGGTATAAGCCAGAGATTCCCCTCTGTTAGCCCTCTCTATATTCTCACTCATCATCCCTATAGCCTGTATTAAGGCTGCTGAGGAGTTGGCTATCAATTTAGCCGCTTCCATTATCCTATTATCGTCCATAATCATATTACTTTAACTTCCTCGTTCCACAAATGTCTTTCATATACCATGGTTATTCCTATCAAAATCCCGGTATCTTCTCCCCAATATTCAAGGGTATATAATTACCTTATTTATAATATTCATTATTCTCTATCTCCAAAACATCTGGGGACAAATAGTCTTGTAACTCCAATTTTCGTATTTGGACAAGACAATCCAGATGTTCAACATTCATTTCTTGCCTATCTTCGTCTACCCACACCAACGTGTCGTATCCATAACATTCTGGACACTGATCGGCTCCACATGGAAGAAGCATTTGCGCTCCACATTGAGTACATCTTACCCAGTCACCATGCCGTATTCCTTCGTATATTCTTGTTTTCATATTTATTGTTTATCATTTATAACATTTACTTCTTCGCTCCACAAACGTCTCTTATATATCGGAGTGATGCCAATCAGAATACCAATATCTTCTCCCCAATATTCAAGTATTTGATTCCTGAATTTGTGACGCAACTCTTGCGTCTTCCCCTTATCCCTATCATAAGGAGAGAAGTCAGATAATCTTACTGTCTTCATATTCTATTTAAACTTTTTAATTTTAGATCACTTAATGTTAATACCTTTTTATCCAATAGATCAATAAGTAGCATCGCTCTCGATTCTACCTCTGTATCCCCAAATCCACTATACACTTCTGTTTGTGGATTGTAAGCATCGTATCGAACATAGGCAGCTTCGTAGTATTCGCTATCCTTATTCGGGAAATATTGTGTCAATTGCAACCAGTCATCCCATATTTTTGATTTACTGATATTTATCATACTTGGTAGTATCTCTCCAAGTTCATGACTCATATAAGCCGGTATGAGGTCTCCTTCTTTTCTGTATGAATATCTCATTGTATTTTGTGTAACTGATTCTGTTTGGGATCCCCCTCCTTTCATCTCTTTCACAAAATAAAATTCCGACTCTGAATTTACACCCAACTCATGCAACTTTAATGCAAGCTCATAAGGGCACATAAAATTTTGATATTTCATGTTATTCTATATTTTCGTTTCTGTAATCTCCTGCATAGTCCAACCATACCCTGTAATCATTTCTGTACTTGGTCGCCTTTATTTTCATATTCCGGGATATACTCTTATTCACATTTTCACTAAGTACACTCCTTAGCTCCTTCTGTAAGACCGCCCCGATAAGAGGATAGACGTCCAAATAATTGCCTTCACACTTCTCGAAATCTATTACCTTGTTCCCTATTGCCCGTTCTAATGCCTTGTCCATTGCCTTCACGATGGATTCTTGCACATTTTTATATCGATTGATAAAATCCTGTTCTTTATTTTCCATTTTAATATGTTTTTTACAAAAAATGTTCATTACCTTCATAAGGAATACAATAGATCCATCCCGTCCCATTTAAGCATTCATATCTTTCTTCTTTATATTGAGCATCAGCAATTTTCCTAACAAACAAACTTACGTGCCAATCATCGTCTTCTGTATCTCTTACTAAAACTTTATCAAATGGCTTGAATTTATATTCTGGTTCTATTTCAATACCAAAGAATTGTTTCAAATACATTTTGGCTTTAGGCTCTTTGCTTGTTTTAAGAGCATCAATAAACTTTTGCCTTTCATCCTCAGTAGCAAGTCTGTATTTTTCAATATTATTACAATCAGCATGTGCTTTTCTAGGAATCACGACTCCCCTCCCCTTCTTCCATGATGCATGAAAAGATGTAAGATATTCTCCGTTCGTATTTAATATAAACAGGTAATCACCCTGTTCATTACTCAATACATCTCCGTCCTTGAATGTGGTATATTCTGGAACTTTAAGCTTAAGTCTATAATTCTTTCCTCCGAATCCATTATTTGAGAACCAATCTGATATTATGCCGTGATCAGTATGGATAACTCCTAGGATTGGGAAAGACTCTTCCCTATGATACACAAACTCTACTCTGTAATTATCGCCATCCGTTACAATCATTCCATTGCGCTCACCATTGTTGATTTTCTTTGCCAACTCTAAATCAAATGGTATTGTTATCATTTTCTTTCCCATAATTTTACATGTATTTATATTGTTATTTTCACTTTAGTTATATCACTACATTGCAGCTTTATCTATTCAGCCAATCCAACGAACATGGGCGGACGCCCCGCTTCCCCGACCGCCTTACCCATACACGCCGGCTCCACCGGTAACGCCGCCCATGACATCTTGGATGTCTCTCCCGTAAATCTGATAGTGATCGCCACAGCTCTCAAATGTTACTTGATAGCTGTTTAATCCCATCCTAATTGTCTCGCAATACCTTTCATCTCGCTATACGCTATCCTGTGACATCCA